TCACTCATCCGTGCACAGCCGGAACTCGTCCTTGCGGCGATTCGCAAGGCCTTGGACCCTTTGCTTCTGCACGAAGACCCACCTTTCCAGCTCTTTGCACGCGCCTTCGTAGTCGCCGGCGTTGAGCTTCTTCACGAGCGTCGAAGTGCAGAAGTTCTCCCCGCCAACATTGAAGGCAAAAGACGTAAAGGCGTCGTACTCCCCTTGCGACAGAGGAACCTTCACGCATCTTCCGATTGCACTTTCCGCGACCCCCACGTCTCTCATGAGACGCTCAAGAGCCTTCGGCACCGTGATGGTGTCGCCCATCCTCACCCCTTCCGTCGATCCAAAGCCGATGGTCGGAACATCCCCGGGTACGGGGATGTACGCATGATCGGAAAAGCCTTCCCACTTCGCGATCGTAAGAAGACCGATCGCAGAAAGGGAAAGACCTGCCACTGCAAAGCGTCCTTTCATCACTCCTCCTTTGCGCCACGCTTCGAAAGCTCGGTCTGAAGACGCACGACTTCACGCTCCAGGTCGCGGATGCGCATCTCCTGGATCTTTTGCGTGATCTCGCTGTCCTGGACGAGAGAGACGCAAAGACCGACTTCTTTTCGGTGCCCCCACATCTTTCGAAAGTACCTCACCGTCTCCCACACCTTCGGCAAGCTGTAGAAGACCATCATCGCGATATAGATGAGCGTCCCATAGGTAATCAAATCCTGGACGGACGTTGAAAGCATCTCCGCCGCCCCTGCGCCTACGGCCACGCCCGGGGACGCCTTTGCGAGGCCCGTCGCCCCGCTCGCCCCAAAGCTTGAGGCCACCTGCTTGATCGTGATCGGCCCTCGCTCTTCTTGCATGCGCCTCTCCCAAAAAGATGAAAAAGCCTCGGCACGCGCCGAGGCGTCGTTGTTGTCAGAAGAAACGGCCCCAGACGAAGCCGAGCCCGAAGCCGATCACGAGACCAGCCACCGTGCCGAGCACGGCCCAAAGGAGCCGCACCTGGCGTCGAGCGGAGTTCGGGTGCTCTGCGGCCGTCTCCGTCCACTCGGCCTTGGCTTCGTCGAGCTTTTCCTGGACGGCCTGCTTGGCCTCCTCGACGCTCGCCACGACCTCAAGGCCGAGCTCCTTCGCCTTGCCCTTGAGCTCGTCCATGAGCTTTTTGATCTCCTCGACCTTCGCGTCCTTTTCGGCCACTGCGCCGTCAAGGTCCTTCTGAGCGGCGTCCACCGCCGCCTGCGCATCCTTTAGCTCGAGCATCGCCTGCTCGACAGTCTTTTCTTCTGCCACCTTTCACTCCTTTTCGACGAACTTGTCGACGTTTGTGCCAAAGAAAGGGTTCACCATCGCCGTCCACTGGACGACCTGATCCGTCACCGAGTCTTCGAAGTCGAAGAGCTTCCACCCGAGATTTACTCGGAGGCACCTCTGCGGCCAAAAGCGGTACTGAACGACGCCGTAGAGCTGGAAGGCGATCGTCTTGCCGTCCCGCTTCACCTGCTTCCACTGCCACCCCGACCGCGGAGGCTTCGCGCCCACGTCCCGATCGCCCTCAAAGATGAGCGTGTCGGTCGAGCGGACCTCGACGCCGAGCACGTCGATGTCAAAGCCGTAACAGACATTCCTCCAAAACCACGCCACGCGTCGGCAATACGTGTCCCACGCCCCTGTTCCAGGATGCCGCTCCCAATGTGCCTCGTCCCCATCGCATGGGTTGTCGGGAGTCTGGAACCAGGAAAGCCAGTCGGGCAGATAGCCGTCATCCTGCACGAAGAAGGGCAGCACCGGCGCCAGAAGCCGCCCGACGACGGCCATAAAAAAGGACGGCAAAATCATGGCCGCCCACTTCAGAAAAATCATTTCTTTCCCCCACATCAAAAGAGGGCCGCCCCGAAGAGCGACCCTCTGTCACACGGCACGAAGTCACATGGCTTGAGCCTGCGCCTTCGCCTCCTCTCTCGCGGCCTCTGCCGCCTCTTTCTTCTCTTTCGCAGTCAGCTGCAACTTCCGACGCGGGCACGTCTCGCGCGTGCAAATGCCAGCCTCGTCCAACTGCGCCCCGCAAGCGGGGCAGTATCGTTTGAACACAATTCCCATTTCACACTCCTTGAGTCATAAGGGCCCGATATTCGGCCTTCAGAGAGGCCAACTGCTCCTCGTCGCCCTGAAGAATCGCGGTGGCCAGGCGATCCTTGAGCGCATTTGTCTGCGAGTCGAAGTCGCTGATGGCGGCCTCCGCCGCCTGCGCCTCCTTCTCTTCCTCAGGAATCTTCACGACGATCCACTCGAGGTTCTCGCCTCGCTCAAGGCGGTACTCCTCCGAACCCTTCGTCAGTTCTTCGTAAAGCTTGCGAAGCTCGTTGCACCGGGACGTGGTCGACTGGTGCGACACAGGGCCGAGCGCAGCGCATTCTGCGGCCGTGGTCGGCTTCGCCTCCTCTACCCACTCAGTGCCTGTCCACCGTGCGAAGCTCTTCGTCAAGTCGATTCCAGCCGGCAACGGGGTTTCGACGACATCGTCGGCAAGGAAAAGGCCTTCGCCGACGCCTATTTGCTTCTCACCTTCGAAATACCTGTCTTCATCCACATATGGGTAGAAAACCCACTTAATTCCCATGCCTCAAACCTCCAAAAAGATTGCGGCACTTAGTCCGCGAGAAAAAAGATTCACCGTAGCCCTTGGTGGCGGGCTGTCGGTGAAAGTCCAACCCACCGGAACGAAAAGCTTCGTCCTCCGAATCGCCAAGGACGGAAAGGTCCGAGATCACTTTCTCGGGCACTTCCCCGCTTTGACTCTTGCGCAAGCCCGTCAGCTTGCGCGGAGAAAGAAAAAGGAGGCGGGACAAAATCCGCCTCCTGGGTACACACTTCGCGACGCATTCAAGCTTTGGTGCGGCCTGAAGCGCGGGCGAATCGTGAGCTATCAGGACGAACGACGACGCCTCGAGCGCTACCTAGTCGGACCGATCGGATCGCGCCAGCTCGACGAGATAACGGCCCCACTCGTCATTCACACAGTCAAGGGCCTCGACAAGTCTGGAAAGCGAGCCACGCTCAAGCGCGTCCTCATGCGCACCCGAGAGATCCTCGACCTGGCCGTGTGCGCGGGCTACATCGAACATAACCCGATCGAACGCGTTAGCCGCATTTTTGCGCCGCCCGTCGTGAAGCCAATGCCTTCCGTCGGATGGCGGCAGCTTCCCGAGGTAATGGCCGTCATGTCAAAAGCACCTCGGCGCATCCAGGTGCTCTTTCTCTTTCAGCTTGCGACAATGCTCCGGCCTGGAGAAGCCGCTTCGATCAGAAAAGAGTGGATCGACGGCGACACGCTCACGATCCCCGCGTCGTCGATGAAGAAGGGGCGCGAGCATCGCGTACCGCTCACACCCTTTGTTCTCTCCTTGATCGAAGAGGAGAAAATGCTCTCACCGCACCCGCGCGCCGCCTTCGTCTTTTCCGGCCGAAAGGCGGGGACGCACGTCAGCGCACAGGCTTTAGCGAAGCACCTCCACGGCACCGAGCTCAAAGGAAAGCTCGTCGCACACGGCCTCCGATCGATCGCACGATCATGGGCCGCCGACACAGGCGTGGCCTTCGAAGTCGCCGAAGCCTGCCTTTCACACGTGGTCGGCTCTCAGGTGTCGCGGGCGTATCAGAGATCTGACTTTTTGGAAGCTCGGCGGTCCGTCATGAGCGCCTGGAGCTCTCACGTCGCATGCTGTGCCCAAAGTGCCGGGATGCTCGACGGCTTCCCATGGCCTGAGCGGGACGCGGGCACCGAGGAGTGACGTCATCGCAAGGGGCAGCCCCCTTTTTCGAAAGGAGGGCTCCCCCTTGAGATCTCCGTCGGATCCCATGCTTTTTCATGTCCCAACATCACAGGTTGGTGTGGCTATGGGCGCTATGAGGGCTCTTTCTATGGTGCTGGCGGAGCCTTCACAATCATCTCGAAAGGGACGTCATACAACGGCAACAGTGTCGCCAAAGCTTGCGCCTGGGATTTCAGTTCTGCCAGAGCTTCGTCAGTCTATAAAGACTCTTCTGGCGTTCAGCCATCTTCTGTCCGACTTTTTCCATGCATCAAAGTTTGATGCAAGGTAAGAACCGGATGGAAGACGGCTGGACCGTCGAAGAGCCGCCGTAGGTGCTCGAAGATCTTGAGGCATTCAAACTGTAAATGGACAATGCAAAGCTCCCCGAAACCGTGGAGTTCGAATACTTCTCCCTCTTCAGGGCCCCCGAGTAGACCTCTTGGGACCCTCCTTCGCCTTGACCTGTGATGTTGGGTAACCCCGCTTCGACTCGCTGGCCGACTTCCGAAGCGGTGGTCGTTCCCTCAAGGAAGCGATGGTGCAAATTGGGTAACGTGAAGGTCGTGGAACCGTCGCCACTGCCGTAGGTCGTGCCAATCATCGCGAAAAGATTCGCGTACGTCGTGCGGCTGACGTTCTGTCCATTGCACGGAAGCCAACCATCGGGAGGTGTGGTCGCATGGAAGAAAGCGATCATGCCGGTGGGGCAACCCTGAACGTTACCCATGGCTTCGTCGACGTAGGCCTTGTTCGCCGCGTGAGTGTCAGCGGTGGGAGACGGGATGACCGGACTGGATCCGAACGTCTTCGTACCGTTGATCGTCTCATTGCCAGTCTTGCCAACCTTCCCATTGATGTCCTCTGTCAACTGCGTGACAGCTTCGGAGATTTCTGCATCTCCCGCCGCTCCAATGTTCGCGCGAGCCTGCGTTTGCTGTTCGGCGGTCAACGTCTGCGCGTCGTACGTCACCGCATGAGCATTGGCGGAAGCCGCTTCCTGCGCCTGATCGCGAGCGGTTTCGGCCGCAGTCTTCGCCTGTTCGGCGGCAGTGGCAGAACCTTGTGCGGCCGTAGCACTCCCGGAGGCGGCACTCGCCGATCCACTCGCCGCAGAGGCCGAACTTGCCGCGGCGGTCGCGGACGTCTGAGATTGCTGAGCGTAGTACTTCGCCGAATACTCTGAGTCATCAACCGTGCCGTCGGTCTTGGTGGCCCACTGCGATGCAAGCGTGGCGGAAGAAGCCGCGTTCGTCTCGGAAGTCGCCGCTTGTTGCTGTGACGTAGAGGCCTGACTAGCAGAAGTTGCCGCCGCAGACGCCGATCCTGCCGCCGCACTTGCCTGAGACTGAGCCTGACTTGCCGACGTAGCTGCTGCATTCTGAGAATTTAAGGCGGCACTCGCAGCTTCTTCCGCGGCCGTCTTCGAACTTTGAGCGTTCGTCTCTGACGTTTTGGCGTTGGTTTCTGAAGTCTTGGCGTTTGTCTCGCTGGTTTTCGCCGCGTCCTCCGAATTCTTCGCTTGCGTTGCGGAGTTTGCCGCTTGAGTAGCAGAATTCTGAGCGTTCGTCGCATACATATCCGCAGACGCCGAAGAATCTCCTGCTTGCTGAGCGTAGTACTTTGCAGAATAGTCGGAACCGTCAACCATCCCGTCTGTTTTGGTCGCCCAATCCTTCGACAACAGCGCGTACCACTTGGAGGAATACTCTTCCCCATCAACTGTGAAGTCGTCGGGTTCTCCCTCGGCTGCGGTGTTTTCCGTCTTGGTCGCCCACTGCTTGGAGAGATCGGAATAGTCGGACGACTGCGAAGCCGACTGCGCAGAATCTTGGGCCGAGGACTTCGATGCAGTTGCCTGATCCGTCGCTTCCTGGACGAGTTGTTGCATGGTGGCAATATCAGCTTCTGCATCGATGCGCGCTTGCTGAGCGACATTCAAAGCATTCTGAGCCGTATCGTTTGCAGTGTTCGCCGTCTGAACGGCCTGAGTTGCCGACAGAGAGGCCGCATTGGAAGTTTCAAGCGCAGAGTTTGCGGTGCTCACAGCACTCGTGGAGTTTGTGAGCGCGGAGTTCGCCGTGTTGACCGCTTCCCCGGCAGTGGCAACGGCAGCATTTGCCGTGGACACGGCCGTCGCGGCATTCGACTCGGCCGTCTGGATGCGGCTGTTCCAAGATTCGACCGTCGTTTGAAGCGTTCGAACTTGCGTCAGAGCGGAGTTCGCGGTCGTGACGGCACTTGAAGCGTTGTTCGATGCCGTTTCGGCCGTCGCCTGAGCCTGCTGAGCGATTCTCAATGCTTCGGACGCATCCGCCGTCGATTCGAAGGCGTACTGACCGATCGCGTTGATCGCGTCTTCGGTCTGCACCATGAAGCTGTGACCGGAAAGCTCACCAGTCGGAGCAACCACGTAGTGAAACTGAAACTCTTTTGAAGGCATGATTCTGCCCCTCAACTTAACTTGGTACAAAAAAGCCGCCCATTCGAAGAGCGGCAACGGTTGCAAAGGACAAACAAGGTGATGCGGGGTCACACACCCACACCCGAGGCACGATGAACATCATCGGGAAGTTTCCCGCACCGTTCAGTGGAGAGGTTTCGGGCGCGTTCTACGACACGGGCGAATCGGGTCACAACTCGTACGAGAATGATTGGGAGAACAACATCCTGGCGTTTGATGCGTCGAGATCGTGGACGGGAGAGACTTCTTCTTCTGGCTCGCACACGCACGATTTCTCCCTCGGCACAACTGGCGGAGGACTCGGGCACTCCCACACGTTGACAGGAGCGTCCCACTCCCACGGCGTCACGATCCCGCTCCCGCCCTTCTACCGCTTGGCTTTCTTCGTCAAATTGCCAGAATGACCTCATTCAGGGATCTTCACGAAAAAGGCGAGTTGGAAAAATAGTGGCTTCGGGATCGAAACAGAGTGTGCGTGCGAGGCACCCGTGAGGGAGTGCGTGTGGCCGAGCCCGCCCCCTGCATTTCCCAGAGAAAAGTCATGTGTATGACCTCCCGCAGAAGAGGTTTCCCCACTCCAGTTGCGAGAGGCATCGAACTGCATGTTGTTGCCGGAATTCCCGTGATGGGTTTCCGACGCGCCGGTTCGTCCGGCACTGTAAATTGCGCCGCTGGTGTTGTTTCCCGCATCTTCTGTCCCGAGCCAGGATCCCTGAATGTTCATGGACCCGCGCGAATGGGTGTGTGACCCCGCAGAAGTGGTCGTCCCGCTGTGCGAATGGCTTGGAATCTGCTCCAACGTAAGAACAGTTTCTCCGACCGTCCCGGCAATCTTGACTTCCGAGGTTTGTGCCGATTCGGAGCCTCCGGTCTTGCCTGCATTTTCAACCGTCGACGGAAGAACGAACCGATCGATGAGATTCGGGACGTTTCCGCCGAGACCGTCGGAACCGCCGTCACAGATGATGTAACGCTCGTCCGCAACGCTCTCGCCCCAGGGGATCAGACGTCGACCGTCCGACCCGCCCAACTTGCAGTTGTAAAACGGCGTGACCTGCCCGGCAATGACAGACGGTGCATCGAGGTTCTTCCACACTGTCTTGTCGGAGCCAGGAGCAACGAGAGAAGACGACGGCCCGTTCGCCACAAGGCAGCGGTACTTCGTCCCCGAGTGAAAGACCTCGTTCCCAACTTCGTAATCGAAGTCGACAGAATACTGCATGACGCCGCCTTGCTGATACCACAAAAGTAGTTGCGACAGCAGGAAAAAAGCGCCGTTAAAATCCTCTCGCTTCGGCGGAATACCCCCCTCCCCGATCGGGAGAGAGTTGAATCGTCCCCATCCGTCTTCTTGTGAGAGTCGCCCCGTTCCGGCTTCCTGGGCCGTGGCGGGAGGGATCGTCTTGTCGCCGTCGACTGCGATCGGCGTCTTGAGAAAAAACTGCGGGTAATTGCTCATGAATTCACACCGTCAAAAATCGAAAAAGCCAGACCCAAGCGGCGATAGCGCCTACCGCACACAGTGAAGTGAGAAATAGGCAAAACGCCCATCGGATGATGATTGCTTCCTTCGTCGGAGATTCCATTCTTTCGTTACATCCCGATTGTTCGCCCAGGATTGAACACACCTTGATCGAACGGCTGAAGCTCGCTTCCTTCAAAACCGAAAATTTGTTCGTCGGGGTAGATGATGATGAAGTTCGTCATGACTCCGGCGGGACGGTTCAAAAGACCGTAGGTCTGCAGGATCGTTGCCATGAGATCCGAGATGGATCCGATGATCACGATGCTCTGCAAGGTCATGTCTTGGTAATCAACAACGAAGATCCGTTCGCTCGTCAGCTGTGAGAGCATTCGGTTCATCGTCGCGCACGTCGAGTCGGACAAGTTGCATCGCGCCCGGTAGAAGAGGAGGAATCGGTAGTAGTCGTCGTCAAGACGGACGTATTCTCCATTCACCTTGATGTACCGCGTGACGCCGACTCGCTCGCCCCACCAGTCCAAGAAAACGCCGGCGGCGCTCTCCATGTCGGCGACCTCTTCCTTCAGGAGTTCGATGTTTTCCGTCGCATCGATCTCCTTCTGGAAGAACTTTCCGAGGTTCCCGATGCGCTTCGAAGCCGCGTACTGGCTCTGCAGGACGGTCGACGTCTTGTCCAGAACGTTTGACATTTCCCGAACATCATCGACCTGCAGAAAGTCTTGCCACGTCTGAAAGCTCGGCATATCAGCCTCCGAAAACGAGTTCCACCTGAGACGCTGTCAGAGCCGGCGAAACGTTGGCGGGGATGTCGACCGAAGTTCCGAGCGGATCGTCACCGACCCCGATCAAAATCTCTTTGATCGGTGAATCCGTGACGGCCTGGATGCATCGGTAGAAGCGGGACGCATAGACCGTCGTTGCCAACTTGACGCGGGGATTGGTGAGCTCTCCGAGAAAGTCAGAGACGACGGCGTTTTGCACAGCCGTCTTCGTCTCTTCGTTCATGTCCTCTTCGAAAAAGGTGACCTGCACGTGAAAGTCGTCCGTCGTCGGGCGGATGATGCGATACACGTATTTCGCGTTGTAGTGCTCCGTGTCGACGTGCGTAACTTCGGTCTCGCCGTTGGTCCCGCACCCGCCGCTCTTTCGTTCGAAGATAGTCCGAGCGATGTCGGCATCTTCCCCACCGACGATGCACACAGCAATTGAATGCGCGTCGAGCTCGACGTCGTACTGCGTCTGCTTCTCGTTGGTGTAGTTCTCAAGGACCACCACGTCGAGCACGCCGTCGAGTTCCGCGAGATTCGCTTGAATGTTTTCAACGGTTCCGTTGGCGTTGATGGCGTAGGACTGAATCATACGGTTGAGCAGTTCGCCGTCCGGCTCAACATCTCGGCCCGTGATGCCAGCCGAAGCGTTCGACACAGAGTCCCATCCAGCCACGACCGTAATGATCTGCGTGATGGACCCTGCCGAGACCTCGATTTCCCCGTGCTCGACCGCAGAGAACTCGGTTTCGACCGTGCCGCCCACGCCGATCGTGACGCCGCCAGCACGACTTTGTCGATACTTGTTCCCTGCAGAGTCCTGCACGATTGCACCGAAAGGGATGACCGTTCCGGCCAACCCTGTGCAGGTGCATACGACGACCGTAGGCTCTGAAACCTTTCGCTCAAGACCGTAGAGAGCGGCCAGAGCGTCGAGAAACATTCCTCGTGCCGTGCGGGGGTTCAACTGGTTCGCCAAGAAAGCCAACTCGGCGTTCTTCGCCTCCAACTCTCCGACCATGAGGTCCACGACCTGCCCCATCGGAGAAGTAGGATCAGTGTTCAGAACGGGATCGGACTCACGAACCCGAAACGCATCCTGAAATCCCGTCTCAACCTCTTCGCGGAGCTCTTTCGTGGTCGGCACCGTCACGCCGTTGTTCTGGTCAAAGCTCGGCCCTGACATGAGTGCCTCCTTCACAAGTAATTTCCATCTTTGCCTTCAACACTCTGGTCGTCGGATCAACTGCCTCGAGCGTGACCGACTCGACGGAGAGCACGCCTGGTACGCTCAAGGCCGCCTGTCGCAAATGCGATGCTGTCACGGCCTCTTTCACGGGCTGAGCGATCTGATCTGTGAACCAGGGGATTCCCTCCTCATACCGAAAGTACGCATCTTCCGTAAAAAGCCGCCCCTCGTTGCAGACGTTCTGCGAGATGGCTTCCGCCTCTCTGAGCATCCGAATGTCGCCGTTGTCGTCGAGCTCGATGTCCCAGTCGTCCGACAGAGCCGCCGTGTAGGCCGTGTGAGCCATAGAAGTCTCCAAAAGGATTTACTGCGGTTGTCCCGTGTTCCCACCGCCCGGCTGTACGCCGCTGTGCGTGTGACTCTTGAGACTGATGCCGCTTGCCGTAACGTCGTCCGACACTGTGACGGAGCCCGTAACGCTGGCACCGCCGCCACCGCTCACAGCCATGCCGCCCATGCCCGTGATGTGGCCTTGAACGGTTAAAGTCTTCTGAATGGTCGTGTCGCCGGTGATCGTCACGGTCGGAGAGTCAATCGTCGTGCTTCCCGAGGCGTTCACTACGGCCGTCGTCGTGTTGACGGTCACTGTCTGCGGCGCCGTGATCACGATGTCGCCCGTGTCTTCGAGATGAACGAATGTCGTGGGCGGCGGACCCCAGAAGCCGCCGATGTAAAAACCGTCCGACATGTCGTAAGCACGAAAGCTCCCAGGCTGTACGGGATCGCTCCCGCCGTTGAGCGTGCTCACGTCCTGCTGAGCAAAGACGGCAAGGCCAATGTCACCCGGCTTCGGATCGATGACGATCGCCGCGGAGCCGTGCCGCAGTCGAAACCACCGAAGCTTCGGAATGCTCACGCTCTCGAGCGCATCGCCCGCAGCGCTTCGCATTTTCACAAGCGGCGTCGCGGACAGATATCCGGCACCGCCCCCGGCTGCGGGACGCTCAATCTTGTCGACTCTCACTGGAATCGCCGTGTTGACGAGGCCTTTGATGATCGACGTGATGACGAAGTGCAACGCGTTGTATTCGCTCGAGGCGGTGAACTCCCCGACGTTCTGCCGAAATTCCTCACTCATGCTCATTCTCCCAACCACATCGCCGCAAAGGTTGTTCGCCACGACGAAGACGACGGCATGTTGGCGGACAGTTCATGCGAAAGCTGCACGATCTTCCACGTACCCGTCGCGTGCGGCACGATGGACTCGACTCGAACCGAGGCTCCGATTCGTAGATCAGGCCGAAAGAACGTTGCTCCCTGGATCCCCGTGTTGGTGAAGGTCGGGTAGCCAATCATTCCGCTCTCTGCGTTGATGACGGGGATAGAGCCTTCGGGTGCTCGCGATTCTCCGTGCGGGAGAAGCACGATTTGCCCGTCGTCGGGAATCATGTCGACACCGACCATGTCGGATAGCTGTCGAAGCTTCGTGATCGGGTCGCCCGTGAAGACGCAGTCGGAGACCACGCCCGCAACGCCTTCGTTCTTGAGCGTCATGCCCGCTTCGTCCGCGAAGGACTGAGCCAGTTGCTCGACGCTCTGCGTCCCGCTTACCGCGATCTGCGGAGTTGGCTTTAGGATCGGGTATGCAGCCGTCTTCGCCTCGATCTTGAGCACGGGGCTCGAGCCATTGAGGTCTGCATAGGCCACGAAGACCTGCCCCTTGAAGACGCTCAGCAATTGCGTGCCTTTCTCGCCGGCAAGGATCTCAATCAAATTGGAGCGACGATTGAGTGCCTTGAAAGCGAGCATCGTCAGCTGTCCCATCTTCTCGAGAGAAAGCCCGTAGAGCTCGACCTGTGCCGAAGCGAAGTCCACTCCGCCCTGCTTGGCGATGGCGGCCTTCGTACCAAAGCCTTGAAAGACGTACTGATTGTTCGCCCCGCCCTCGTCGAGCGTGATCACAACCTGAATGTCCTTCAGCTCATAAGTTCCTGCCATTCGTCCTCCGTGAGGAAAAGAAGCTCGAATCGTTCGCCGAGCTCGCCATAGCGAGGATGTTCTTTCCCGAACGTGTCGTTGAAAAGTAGGCGACCGCTGAAGAGCGTCGTCGACCACACTGGGATCGGCTCGCAGTTCTGGCAGATGTGGCCGGAGACGACCCGCTCTCCGTTCACTTCGAGGTCCATGAAGAGCGCACCGCCCAACTGCCGAAGCGTGACCACGCAGTTCTGTCCGTCCAGAACGATCGAAAACTGTTGCGCGGGGATCTTTTGCAAAGGAACTCTCTGCATTCTCAACCTCCGTTCTGCCCGGGCACGTTGGAGACGGAATACGAGCCGATCAAATCACCGAGGAGACTCTTCTGCCCCGTATTCACCACATCCGAAGACGTCGGATTCTTTGGGGACCAAACGGCCGTTTGCGAGCGAATCGTCGCGTTTCGGATTTCCTGGAATCGGCAGTCGACCGAGAGCGAATTTGCCCCGTTCGTGCTGGAACGCGTGATGCTGTAAGAAATGAGCGCCATCCGAGAGTAGACCCGAGCGGGAGTGACAATGGTGAACAACTCCGTTCCGCTTCGGGCCGCTTCAATGGCTGAAAGTGCTTCCTGCTGCAGAGTGAAATCCCCATGGAAAAGAACGGATACGCCTACTTCGATCGGATTTGTGACCTTGTCGTAGGCGTAGATTTGCCCGTTCTCCTGAGGTTCCGTCGGAACGGTCGCGGCGGAGTTGTCCTGAAAATCGTCGAGCCCCGTGTAGTCGCAGATTTGGCGACCGTCGCTCTTGAGGATCGCCCACACGTCCTTTGATGTCATGGATTACCCCTTCTGAACGACGCCAGTCTGAGCGTTCACGAGCATGCGGTTCCGTTTGGCGAATGCGGAGTCCATCGACTTTCCGACGGCTTCCCCGACCGCCTGCGGATCCGCCGACGTCTGGATGTTGTTTTCCACCGTGATCTGCATGTTGTTTTCGACGCCCTTGCTTCCCTTGGACGCGGATTGCGTCGTGATCACGCCTGCCGCAGCGGGGCCGGACGAGACGTTTCCGAAAATCGCCTGGAGCCCCGGCGGAAGTTCGACCTCCGACCGAGGAACCGGAGAAGCCCCGTGGACCTCGTCTGCCGAGTAGAGTTGCCCGTCTTTACCGACGAACTTTCCTCTCATGTAGTCGAAGTAGCGATAGGGTTTCTTACCCTTCGCTGCCGGTGCCGCGCTCTGTGGTGTTCCCGAATTTTTGGATTCATGTTCTTCGTCGCCGAAACCGAAGAACGATGCAACGGAATCCACGGCACTGCCGACCTTTTCCTTGATCTTTCCCCCGACGTCAAGGGCCGAGGCAACCCATTCCCCAACCTTGCCAAAAAACGCGAGAAATACCTCCCGCATCCACGCAAGCGCGTCGGATACGCCCGTGACGATCGCGTCCTTGACGGATTGTCCGAACGACATGACCGATGCAAGCGCTGAAGAAAGAGCGTCACCGACCTTTTTCCCGAGGTTCGCAAAGAACTCTCCGATCGCGGCTAGTCCCTCTTTGACGGCCTCCACGGCCTTGCCCATGTCGAAGGATTCCCAGAGACGTGAAATGCCGCGACCGAATCGTATGACGATTTCGCCAGCCGTCTCGAAGACCGCGACGACCTTGTCCAGAATACCTCCGAGGAACTCGAAGAAATCGAGGATCCCTTTTCGAACCGCGAGGATCTGTTTGTCTGTGAGACCTAGCCAGTGAAGGAGACCCGCAAAGGCGCTTCCTTCGCCTTTCAGGAAGGCGAAGAGATCCTCAAAGACCGCCACCAACGCCGTGACCGCGGCGATGACGGCCACCAACGGATTTGCAAGAATGGCGGCTTTGAGCGCTGCAAATCCCTTTGCAACCAGAGCGACAATCCCGCCGCCGGACTTGAGCGTCGCAAAGAGTTGCGAGAATCCGCCTACAGCCCCCAGGACGCTCTTTAGATAGGCTCCTCCGATCAAAGCCGCCACGGCGGCAAGAACCATTTTCACGGCTCGACCGTGGCGGTTGAGGAAGGCCATTCCTTCGCCCAACACATCAAGTACAGCATTGACGACCGGAAGAACAGTGACGGCCAGCATGTTGCCGAGCGCCTGCACCTGATCCGTAAAGCGTCGCCAAAGAATGTTCATCTCTCGCGCACGCTCGGCCTGCTCCTTCGTCATGGCGACGCCCGCATACGAAGCCGCAGCCTCGTCGGCAGTGTCCTTGAACTTTGTGAAGACTGCCGCAGCCTCTTGCGAGAGCCCCATGGACTGCAGAAAGTAGGACGCCTGGGTGTCGTTCATCCCCTTGACGGATTCGCCCAGCCGGAAGAATTCGTCCGCAGAACGCCCCTGCTCGACCGTCCAGGATTCCAAAGCGCCCTTGAATGCGTCGGCGCTCCCGCCCGCATCACGGTTGGCTTTGGCCCAAGCATCGATTTTCTCGACCGACACACCGGTGCGTTCACTCAGGATGGACAGCTCCTCGCCCATCTGAGAGAAGTTCGAGAGAATCTGTCCTCCGGCGAAAGCGGTGACGATCGGCCCGAAGAGCATTCCAAAAATCTTCGCTGCGCCTCCAACGGACTGTTTAAGGTCGTCCATTGCGCGACCCACAACTCCCGTAATGCCTTGAGACGTCGTCCCGATGTTCTTGACCGCCTTAGACGCGTCGGCCGCTGCGGACTCAATCGCCTCCCCGCCCTTTTCGAACGTATCGGCGACCTTGTCCACCGTTGTGCCGGCACCCTCAAGGTCTTTTCCGACCCGTGCCAGGGCTTGTGACGCCCTGTCGAGCCCGGAATCGAATTCGGTCGAGTCGAGGCCAAGTTCGACAAACAGGCTTTCGATTGCATTAGCCATTCGCAATTTCCTTCTTCAGGTTGTCATGCGCCAACCATTCGTGATACTGCCGAACCAAAAGCACCTCGTAAGCCTGATAGGCCTCCTCAAGGGTGAGCGACTCCTTGAGGTCCGCGCGCGTCGCAAGCCCCGCCGACATGAGAGCACCACATACCGGCGGGACGTTCGCAAACGAAGCGATTCCCGTTACGCGCTCGCACTCGGCCCGGAAGCGAGCCCCGTTAGGGAGCCGAAGCTTTTTCCATCGGTAAAAAAACCGAAGTTCTCCTTCACGCTTTCGATGCGAAGACGCATGAGCGTCATCGGACTTTCGATGACGGCGGCGGTCTGTTCGTTGAGCTGCGTAAGTTCCTCGCCGTTAACGAGATAGACGCATCCGAGAAGCTCGTCGAGAAGCGGCTTTGCGTCCTCGTATCGAACGTGAAGAAGCGTCTCAACGATGGCCGTCTTATCCCCCGAAAAGAGTTTCGTAATGTCCCCGCCTCGACCGCAGGCAAGCGAAGCGCGGATGATCCAACTCTCCGCCTGATACGCTCCCATCTTTCGGATCGTGAACTTCCGCTGCGTCTTTCCATCTTTCAGTTCAATCGTTCGACTCATCACTGCACCCGTTCAAAATCAAATACCCAAGCCGTCGGCTGCATCGTGCGAGCGGCGGACGAAACAGGCGGAGCGCTCTTGAGAACGCCCTTGATGAAGGTGCGCGTGATTCCGAGCGCAGGCAAAGTCACCGTTAACGTGCACTCGTACGGTCGGTTGTTCGAGTCCATCGACGCACGGAGGAACTCCAGAATGGCATAAGAAGGCGAAGCCGCTTCAAGGTTGATGGTCACGCTCGTGATGTTCTTGATCACACCCGCAACCATTTTTCCGTCCACTGAGCGGCGAGTCTCCGCGATTTCGATCGCATCCGAAGAGAAAACCCCGTCTGCCGTGAAATGCTCTAGTGCAACGCCGGACGGGAAAAGGTCTTCAACCGCGAGAATCAGCTCCGCATTTGCAGAGGTGACGTCAAAGTTTTCAGCCATGGATTAACTCCAAAAGAAAGGCCCCGAAGGAAGCTCGGGGCCTGAAAGTTCGTTAAATGACGGCGGTGACTTCGCAGTCAAGCCTCTGAATGCTGCCGGCGTAGCAGTAGTAGACGGTTACGATGGGCTCTTCACGATCGGCACGTCCCGCCGCATCCGGAAGCGACACACCAATCCAATACCCCTTCGCGTAGAGGTCGTTGAGAACGTCGTCGGACCCCGTCTCGTTGAGGATCTGCATGCGTTGCGACTCGTTGAGTTCGAGTCCCGTGTCAATGACGCCGTTGTTGAGGCAACGGTTGATCGGGTCCTGGCACCACGCACGGATGAAAGCCTCGCCACGCGCGTTGTAGGGCGAACGGTTGATGGCCTGGAAGCCCGCCATGCACGACGTCTGGATCGCGCTTCGCAGATAGATCGAACCGTAGAGAACGTCAATGAAGCCGTAGAGGTCGCTCGCGAGCGTCCCGCGGTTGAAGAACGTGAACTGATCGTTGCGGGTCGCAAAGTCACCCGTGTAGTTGACGCGGATGGCTTCGAGCGCATTGGCGGCGCTCTCGTTCGTGATGCGCGGCGTGATACCGGACGCGGTCTTCGCGAACCACGTCTTCATGCCCTGCGTCCGATTCCAGGCGATGGAAGCACCGACTGCCAGCGCGAAAGCGGCGTCACGCCAGTCCCCGTAGAGGAACGCCGTGCAGTTGTAGAGCCCCATGAGCTGAGCGGCCTTCGTGCTCTCCTGCGTCAGCTGATTGAGTTGATTCTCGTCCTCCGACCAGTCGAAGTAACAGTAGTCGTCGCCGGTGGCGTCGGTCCAGGCGGCAAAAGCCTTGGCCTCTTCCAACTCGGTCTCCCAGATCGTCGTGAAGCCGACCCAATTGCGCGTCACCTCACAGATAGTGTCCATCGTCTGCGTTTCGGTCTGCGCGACGGCGCCTTGAGAAAGGACTGCGCCAGTCTCCTTCGTGAGACCAAGCATGGCGGACAGATCCGTACCGTCGTCGCCAGCAGAAGCGTAGCCGATCGTGGACGTTTCACCTTTGGTGCTCGACGTGAAGGTAAAGGTGTTCGTATTCGAGTCGTACGACCCCGTAACGCCCGTGATCGCCGTAGCGACGATTTCGGCCACCTGAGAGAGCGACGTAGCTTCGGACAGGTCGACCGAGGTCGCCGTCTTATCCGAACCATCCACGGTGATCTTCAGCGCGCCGTCCGTGACAGCCTTCAGTGCCGCAAGATCCGCATCAAACGAGCCGCCGCGAATCCATGCGGCCGCGTCCTCATCAATGCGGCGTCCAATAACAAGCGTTCGGACCGGAGCCTGGGCGTTCGTCACCCCGGTGAAATACTGCTGAGCAAAGGCGGCTTCGTCAGACTCGGGACCGAAGAGTTCCGACACGGCCTCAGCCGTCGAAAACAGCATGGCAGGCGTCCCCGTCGGAAGCAAAGCGCTCTTCGTGAGAAGCAGCCCGTTCGTCTCGAGGTCGTTCCCGCCGCCCGCAATGACGCGGCTCGAGAGTGCCACAATGTGGCTTGCGGAAATACTCATCTTTGTTTTTCCTCATTTGAAGGTGGAAATCTCACGTCGACGTTGACGACCTCGACCGTTGCGGCATCAAACCCGTCGGCGTTGAGCGTCATTGCGTGCGTGTAGGTAAGGTGCACGTTCACCGTCCATCGGTGCACGTACTTTTCAGCGTCCACCACGACCGTTGTGTTTCGCGGCGGATCGGCGTAAAGGCTCGAAAGCCCGTACTTCTTGAAAAAGTCGACGCCCAGCGGCGTTCTCACGACCGCGCTCACGCACTCAGCGCGCATGCGGGCCGCTTCCGGTTCATCGCTGTAGCTGTCGACCTGCAGAATCATTTCTTCGAGTTTGTAGATACGCGCGACATACCGACCTTCGTCTTCGTCCCACTCGTATCTGGTCACAGGCGTTCCGTGCTCGACGTGCGAGACAATCGTGTTGACAACGTACTCGTTCGAGCCTTCCGGCAGAACCATGTCATTCGCATAGCCCCAAAAGATCGAATCCTCCGAAACCGGAGGATTCATGACGATCTTCTCGAAGTCCTTGATTGATTTGTAGACCCGTTCTGAGGAGTTCAGACTCGACTCCGTAACGGGCATTGAAAAAGGATTCACAGCCATTCAACCCCCTCGGGCGGTTTCACCTGCAGCGTGGCTCTCACGCTCACCCAACCGACGCCGGCGAAGTTCTCAATGACGGCGTTGACCATCCAGACAGTACCGTCCTCCTGAACGATGTAGTCGCCGCTCCGAGAAAGGGGGCGAAAGAGGCTTGCCGGTTGCAAGGCGGCGCCCTTCGGCGAGTAGAGGTAAATCTTTCTCGTGATCGTGTTCGCCCCCGCCATGTCCGCGTGGAAGAGAGCCGCGTCGTTCTCGCTCTGGATCTGCGCACGAACGTCGGACAGTCGCGCAAACTGGGGAATCGGCTTCCCGTCCTCATTCGGTCTCGAGCCCGTTGAGCGCAGAAGTTGCACGCTCACGTCTGGATGGACGGAGGTGATTGCTCCGCGCACGATGCCATGAAGATTCAGGCCCATTGCGATCTCCTCAAATAAAACCCCAGGCGATCAGACAACGGATTACGTAGCCGAGAACGAAAACCACCCCAGAAATGGCAAGAACCGCCAAGCACAAGTACCAAACCCAACGGAACAACCTGGCGCAGAGCGGAAGATTCCTTTCTTCAGTCAGCATCATGTCCGAAAACCTCGTGAGGGCCACGTATAGACCCAAAGCTGTTAAAATTCCCTTCATAGCATTCCTCTCTTTCAACGAACGAATGCAACAAAGCCCGCGGAGACGCTAACTCTGCGGGCTTTACTTTTCATCCCAATTGAATTTAAGCTCCCCCAAGGAATAGCCTGTTGTGGTGAGCAACAGTTGATGGATCAGGCAGACCCTCGCTTCTGGAGCGACGGAGCGTCACCTGATCCTCTCTATTTTTGCTAGAACGAATTCAAAAACACCTTCTCGCTCTTTGACTTGTTCCTTTCGTCTCGTTAGACTGAAACGGAGGAGAAGGTGATGGGCGCTGAACCCGCACCAACGTCGACGCCACCCCCCCGCGTTTGGTCCGATGGGCAATGGGAACGTTCGGCATTCCTCTGCAAAGGGAGCGAGAAACGCTCCCTTTTTACTTTTTGACCAGAACTTCAACGAGTCCGTATTGAAACTGAAAAGCGGAATCCTGCGAGACGGGGTCGGCCTTTGAAATACCGTACTGGATGAAACCTGCTTTACGAGATGCACCCCTCAGTTTTTTCGAAACCAACTCCACTGTGAACGTCTCGCCATTCTCCGTTGTTACGAGACCGGTCGTATACACAACAGCCTCAACCGAATCTTTGTGCTTTAGATCCGGGACCTGGCGATAAGAGCCCGTTCGATAAACTTCCGCAATAAAGGGCAGCACTTTTGCTTTGTCGCTATTCATGTGTGACGCGAGCTCTCGGATCTGTGCTGGTCCCATTACGATGCGTTCGCAATCGTCCGGCATTCCTCCGGGATACCTTAACGACTCAATCACAGGCTTTAGATATTGCTGAGCGTACATGCGTACCTGAGCCGTGAACTTTTTCCCTGCAGCCGCTTCAGTCGAGCAGAACGAACTGAAGGTCGGTAACTTGTCAGGCCCGACACTCGTACCTGCGCCCCCGACGACATCCCCGTCCTTGATCGCGATAACACTTCCGTTCTTCACAGTTCTGAAGGTCACGTCCTCTTCGTCGGCGTCGAGCGCAATCCCACGGGCATAACGAAAACCCGCACGGAAAGCACGCCCCATCGCATACGCCCTTCCGCATCGAAAAGCCAACTCGACGTTCATCAGACAACCTCGAAGGTAATGGAGTTGAGCAATGCACCCGACAGCTGCAGCGGCTTGTCCGTCGCGGTAGCCGACAGAGTGGAGACCTTGTGACCGGCCGACTGCGCCTGCAAGAGCGCCAGCGTGAGGGGCGAACGGCGCGGGAATTCCTCGTCGCTCGTGCCGCCTTTGATGATCGTCTGGCGAACGTCTTCGGCCGCCTTTTGTCCGACAAGCGTCAGCGCCTTCTCGGGATCCCAATCCCTTTTGAGAGCGTTCTGAAGGATCTTCTTCCAGTTGTCGTGTTCTGCCAGGAAGGTTCCGCCTAAGAACGGTCTTGGCGGATTCACCAAAGCAATCCCCGGCTTGATTCCCGCTTTCGCGTACCCGCCGAGCGCCCAGTTCAGGAAGGCAGCTTGTTTAACCGTCGTCCTCTGAACCCATCCGTATTCGACATAGACGGCGTATTGGGCAATCTCCCTGTCGAAGATGCCGACGACGACCTTCTTCTTTCCAATTCCCTTGAGTTTGTCGAGCTTCTTGAGCGGCTCCGAGCTTTTCTTGACAACCTTGATGCCCATGGTCACCCCCAGGGGTGATAGTTCGACTGACCGTAGAGACGACCGCCCATGCGGTACTTTGCCGTGAGCGTCCAATACGTTGAGCCGCACGGGGTCTGATTCCACCACTGAGCAGTCTGAGAAGTGCTCTGGATGAGATCGAAGCCGGTCGACACCGAGCCTTCCGATGCGTTCGTGATCCGCCCGGGCTGGTCCCCGCGCACCGACAACGTCGCGAAATGACAGAGAGCGTAATAGAGGAGCGCCTTTCGCTCATTCTTCGGCGGCGTTGCGTCGGGATCGTAGGGAGCGAAGCTCTTCTCGTCGGTATTTCCGACGAATTCACAAACCTGCTCCCAGAAGACCTCGAGCAATGCGTCGGGGATCACGTCCTCGGTCAAGCCGGGAAACCAAGTTCGAAACTCTTCAAAGTCAAGCTCAACCGAGGCCATGTCCGTCACTCCTCCTTGGCGGGTTCCACACCCTGTTTTTCAGGATTCACGGGTTCCACACCCGTGCGCATTTCCGCGATTTCGTCGCGTCTCGCTTTGAATTCCTTTTCGTTCTTCATCTCCATGAGGAGCGGCGGCATGCGCGTGAAGGCACGCTCGCGACCGTGCTTGCGCTTGATGTCTTCCCAGTCCTTCTTGGCGATGGCCACAAGGACGGCGTTGCCTGCACCGAGAAGAATGCCCTTGGCCTTTCCGCGAAGTGCGTGATTGACACCAGGGAAGGTTACCGTCTTCGTCCCGCCGTTTCCGTTGTCAACGTCGTCAAACTTGATCCCTAGCGGCATGCCACATGCGATGTAGACCGTTTCTTCAGTGTTGCCGGAAACGTTCTTGGCCGGCTCTTCCGTCGTGTCGGTGATGATCTGCGTACCAACGGTCTGGGGCTTGCGGGTGGACTTGGTGGTGTTCGTTTTCGTTCGAGCCATGATGAAACCTGTAAGAGAAAAACAGGGAGAGCACCGAAGCACTCTCCCCTCGTACCAAAAACGGCCGCGGATGGCGGCCTTTCCTTTTCGGCCGATAAAGAGGGCGTCACACCCCCGTCATCGTTGCAACGAGCGAAGGACGCTTGATCACGCAACCCCACGTCCCCGCGGTCGCCTTCTGCTCGAAGCTCGAGAGCTTCGGAATGAGGCGACCGAGCTGGAAGGCGCGCGAGAACGCACAGAAGCCCGTATCGCTGTCATAAAGATTGATCACGGTCATGTAGAGCATTTCCCCCGCATCAGTCGAAAGTTCAGGAAGCTGCACAATCTTGATGTTCGGGTAGTTCTCTTCGAGCATGACCTTGGCCGTCTTCCCAAACTGGTTCGGCTGCGTAAGGTAGCCGATCATCTTGTTCGAGATGCCCAGCACAATCGGAGAGTCCACCTCAAGATGACCGCCGTTGTTCGCCGAGAGTTCCTGCCAGAGCTTGTTGACGTCGTTGAAGACAAGCGTTGCGGCGTTGTTCGGATCGGCGGCGATCTTGTCGGCCCAGGTAGACTTCGTGTTCACCGTGATCGGCGCGATCGTGGCGGGGAGATTCGGGTCATTGAGCATCCCATAGATCTCCATGCCCTCGACGCCGTAGAGCTGGAACTTGTTTTCCGCACGGGCGATGATCTGCGCCGCGGCGTTCTGCTTGCGGGCGGCGAGATTGACCTTGGCGACCGTCATCTTTTCGCTTTCGAGATCACCGTACTTAATCGTGGTCTGATAGCGGAAATTCTGGCGAACAGGGAAGTCGTAGTTCACGTCGCTCTGAACACCGTCACCGAAGTCACTGTAGGGACCGACCTGACCGGTGACTTCTTCAACCATGAAGGTCGCGTAGTCGTCGGTCCATTCTGCGATCTTCGTCTTCGTGAAGAACTGCGTCGCGTTGGTGACGCCGAAGAGAATGTCGATGACGCGGGGGTCAAGGTACGTGTAAAGCGCTGCGGGGGCCCCAATATTGGGCTGCGTGCTCATGGCCGCGTCCATCGCGAGCTGTCGGGGGTTCACGTCGGTGAGCACGATTCGACCGTCGATCACCTTGTGCGGCATAAAGCCGACGGCGGACACGGCACCGATGCCGAGCTCCTTGGCTTTGAGAAAATCATTTTCCATAAATCAAAAACGGCCTTGGTTTCCCAAAGCCGTCTCGCTGAAAAGTTACTGAAAAAATCTGCTTTCGATCACATTGGTCTTAACCGCCGACACCACCAGTAGCCGGAGTAATCGAAATACCGAAGTTTTCGTAGATCACGATGTCGCCCTTGGCAACTTCCTCGACGCCACGCGGGAGGCGAACCACCCAGCCCGTGTCATTGGTTGCGCCGGCAGTGCCGTACGTAATGGCGCCCGTAGTCGGATCGCAGAGAACGGACTGTCCTTCCGTGGCTGCTGCCGCCGCAACGGCGTAGAACTGGCCGCGAATCGCAATCGGAACACCGGCACCGAGCGGGTAGACATTCGATGCCGTAACGAGCGGAGACGGCAGAACGCCGGAGAGATTGCGCTCGACAAAGCCAAGAACCTTGTCGCCGGCAGAACCCTTCTTCGACGCCTGGTTCATCGTGGCAGGGCCACCAGCGTCCTCTTCGATCGCCACGGCAAAAGCGAAACCGCCCGCCTCCACCGTGCCGTCGGAAACGTAATTGAAGGCCGAGTAAACAGCCTGGCCGGGATTGACTTCAAGCCCGGGCGTAGCAATCACCGGATCGGTGTTTACGACTTTCTGAAAACCCATGATCAAACTCCCTTATGAATCTTCGCGAGCTTCTTGCCAAGCTCCGACTCGTGCTTGAAGGCGGAATCCTGAGCGATAACTCGGGAGCTCTTCTTGCGACCGGCCATGAAGGCTCGGTAAGCGGCCTTGGCGGACTTCGGACTCATTCCCTTGGTGTTGAGCCCCTCCTGACGAAGGGCGGCCATGTAGACGGCCTCGGCGCTGTCAAAGGCGTCGAAGCGAACCTTCCCGAGCGTCTTCTTGCACTCGTCGAGCGCACCGAATCGCGCGGCAATGCGTTTTTCAACGGCCTTCATGGCAGCGTCCTGGCCCATAGCAGGTGCAGCAGCAGGAGCCTCTTCTTCACTGTCCTGAGCGGCACCTTCAGCCTCTTCCTGCTTCGCCTGGTACTGCATACCGGCAGCAAACGCCTTCTTTTCCTCGGGCGAAGCATTGTCGAGGCCGCAGGAGACGAGTGCATCCTGCAGGATGTTCTCGTCTTCGTCCTCAGCTTCGCAGGCTTCGTCCTGGGGCAGATCTTCACCGTCGTCCGCAGCCCCTTGTGCAGCGGCCAGGTCCTCGAGCGTCAGCCCCTTTGCAGCGAGGTCGGCAAGCACGGCCTTGGCAATGGCAACCTTGTCATCGCCATCGTCTTCGGCAGGATTGTCGACCACGTTCCCTTCGCCGTCTTCCGTGTGCAGATCCGTGATCTGCTCAGCCGCGTCTTTGATCTTGTCAGCGAGCGCGACTTCCGTTTCTTCCACTACGGGATTGTCGTCTCCCGAAAGCTTCTTGTCGTCTTCCATCTTTATGTCTTCCATTTGATGGTCTTCCACCAACACGTCGCGCCCAGCGCGCCCCAACTCCACAAGCGCGACATGGTTGGCGGAAATGTCACGCATCACAAAGTCGTAATCCTTGCCGTCGGGCGTCGTGCCCGCGGTGAAGTCGGGTGTATATCGATATGCCAGGCTCAGTTCGCGCATCGATCCGTCTTGAATGCGGTCGATGGCTTTCCGAACCGTGAAGTGAAGCGAGTTGTCCAGATATGGATCTCGAAAGGCCCCGTCGGTCCCCGTCGTTCCGATCCGCGTGAGAAGTTGCGGATCGTCCGCGTAGTCGGGGTGATGCTCCAACTGAATCGGAATTGCATTGACGGATTTCACCGTCTCGGGTTTCGCCAATTCCTCGGGAGGGCAGTAGCCGAAGTAGACCTTCATGGGGTCAAGGCGAAGCCGCTCCCATCCGGGGATTTCGGAACCTCGATACGGACGCACTTGCGCTTTCGTCAGGTGCGAAACCGAAACATGCATGTTCCCGTTGTCATCAAAGGTTCTCACGCTCCCCTCGGCATCCATCGCCATGGGAAAGTTCATCGGTTTACTCCAAAAGTTCTGGTGGCAAAACAGACCTGTACACGCAGCGGCAGAACGGACACTCTCCCGGAATCACCTTTCTCCCTACGTCGCTGTCGTAAAGGCCCTCGTTTAGCTTGAAGCGCTTCCCGTTCATTGCCATGTGGGTCTTTCGAGACGTGTAGCGCCCCGGCACGTGCACCCAGATGCCCTCGGTAATGCCGAGCTCTTCCGCGTTGGCACGCTGCACCGCCTGATGCACCTTGATCGATTGGTCGAGTGCAACGCGTTTTGCTCGAGCCTGAGAGAATCCTCTCGACGCCCTCAGGGTCGCTTCTATGTCGGACATCGTTCCGCCGCTCGTCATCACCTGCGTGATCACTCCGCGCACGCGGTCCAAGTCCTCCGCCGCCATGCGGGTGATGAGCCCCGTCATGTCGTCGACGATCCCGGGCAACTGTTCGGCAGCCTTCGGAGACATGTAGAGCCCGTTGATGACGGGAAGGTTCCATTTCTTCCGTATTGCCGTCGGCGAGATGCCCGCATCGGTCAGCGCCTTACGCTGGCTCGACGTGACGGAACGCGCTGCCGAGCGGACAAACCATCTGGAGACTGCCTTTGCGTTCTCCCCCTGTTTGATGAGGGTTCTGGAAAGGAAGCTGCGGATCGTTGTGGAAACGTTCTTGTCAACAACGTCTGGGGATACGCCCGGGCGAAGCTTCAGCGTTCGTCCGAGAAGCTTCCCCGCATCGAGCTCAAACCCAAAGAAAGAAGCATCCTGCGCCATGTCGTCCGACGTCTCGACCAAGATTCCTTCGTTGATCAAGCCCTCGACGATGGCTTTCATCGCCTCTTTTTCCGATGCCTCAAAGAAGGCCGCGAGTTTCTTTTCGAACTTAGCCTTGGATCCTGCGTTCGGCTCAATTGCGCGTATCGTCTTCGCTTTCATTTCAACCAAGTCCCTGCAGGATCTGTTTCATTTCGTCGGGCGGATTGCTTTGCGGAGGTTCCTCTTGCTGAGGCGCCTGCTGCGCCCCCGCCCCACTCAAATCGAAACCGGCCATGTCCTCGGGTTCCACGTCGGGAGCGCCGTCGCTCAAGAAGCCTAGCCTCATGGACGGGTCTTCCTTTGCGGCCTGGCGAACTTCTTCAGCGCTGATGGCCTGCAACTGAGCAAGCTGCGCCAACATCCCGGCACGCGCCTGGGCCGTTCCCGCCATCGTTTGCTCGTTGTCGACGCCCAACTCACAGAACTCGAAGTTGATCGTCTCGTCGATCTGCCCGAACTCTACGATCTGAATGGCCTTGAGGCACTTCATGATCGCCTCGCGTCGGAGTTCCTGCTTCGATTTGATGTGGTCGTAGTAATTGCGGATGTCGCTCTCCCCGGTCGCGTTGAACCCGCTCGGAGAAATCCCCAGAAGCTTCACGGCAGGCGTTCGGTTGATCGCCGCGATCATCTCCAAGGACTGGCGTACGACGTCGGTCGTGCCGGCGATGGACGTCTGCACGTTCGACACCGCCTCCTGCTCCTTGTTGCAGACGAACACGCTGTTGTTGTCGCGGTAACGCTGCAGGGCACGCATTCGGATGTCAAAGAGCCGTACACCGTCGGGCGTGTTGAAGATTGCGTCCGTGTCCGTCTGAAAGACCAAAAGCGAAATCTTCCGAAGAAGATCGGCTGCGTAGACGCGGCACTGATTCCAGTGCAGGACGTAGTCCCAAAGGATCTGCGCCTGCGGAATGCCCAGGAAGTTGTAGGCAGGCTTCAGAAGCGTCGGCACCGGATTGTCGAATAAGGGAATCATCCGCGATGCGTGCACGCGCCGCCCGAGCACCCACCACCACCTCGGCTGCATGTAGTCGCGCTTGAGAGGGTTGTCGGTGTTGTAGTCGCCCGGCGTAACGTTCACGGGGTCCACGACGATGAAGCGCAGCGGTATTCCCTTCTGAAGTTCGGCGGACAAGTTTGTGATTCGAAGCGGCAGGTGCAAATCTTCCGAACCGGTGTCGATGAACACGAAAGCACCGCCCATGTAGCCCGTCATCGTTGCCGCTTCGTGGAAGACCTCACGAAGCTTGTATTTCACTTCCTGAATGTCTTGCAACTTCGCCACAGTCTCTGCACGGTCGTCACCTCCGGTGATGTCAATCCACTTTCGGGTGATGTCGTCCGCCACCGTTTGCACGCACGCTCGGATCATGCCGTTCTGAGCAATCTGCTGAAGAGCGCCGTACCCGATGAAAGAGGTGATGGGGAACTGCCCCATTTCGAAGGCATGCTGCTGGAGGCTGTCGTAAATGGCCGAGAATCCCCCCATCGCCCCAAACGCACTGTCGAGAGCCAGGCGCTCTTTGACGGGCGCTCCTAGCGTTACCGGCAGACTGAAATGCCGCCTCACGTCTTCGACGGACTCAATGGCATCCATCGTCCGAGGCGGAATGTAAAGCTGAACATCCACGTCCTCGAGCATCGCGAGCTGCCGCTCAATGTTCTTGCGACGCTCTGCGGCGGCAAGAGCTTCAGCCTGCGCCTTCGTCTTTCTCTTTGACTTCTTTGCCATTGCACAACCACTTTAATTGACGTCATCAAAGAAGCCCCGGATGCTTCCAACATCGCGGGGCTTGTCTTTTTCACCTACCGACCAAGCAGATAGGCTAGGTTTGTTGGGTCGATCTTCAGACCTCCGGATTTCGAGAGATCCGTGAGCGCCTGGGTCATCGAGTCGACGCAGTCGTCATGAGCGCCTGCAGGGAACTCAAGCAACTCAGGCACAAATTCTTTTTCGACCCATGGGAAGCGGTCCTTCGGCGGCAGAAAGACGTTCTTCGCCTCCCACAGTGTTGTTACCGCCGACGCTCGCGCCTCTTTTGATTCCTTCGGGGTGATCGGAATGATTCCGCTCACCTTTCTCTTGAGCGTTGAAATGATCGCGCTGCCGTTAGCCTTGTCTTCGACGAGCTTACGCGTTACTCGCGGCCACTTTTGCGAGGCAGCAACGAACTGCTCGAGCGTCTTCACAAAGTTCCAACGTCCTCGGAACTGATCACAGAGATAAAAGGATCCTCCCTTGCGCCCCCAGACCTGTCCGACGACGAAGTCAGACGTCTTGGAGTCCTTGAAGGTCATATCCCATGAAATCACCATGGCATCGAAGCTCTTCGGCAACTCTGTCCAGTACTGGATCCATTCGACCTTGAATAGCCCGCCGCCTCGAGGCACGGGACGTTGCTGAAACTGCCCGGCCGTCGCGTAGGACCCCATGGTCTTTTCCATCTCCCGAACCTGCTCCTCAGAGAAACGTTCGGGGAAAAGGAGCTCCCCCTCAGTAGTTCTCGGATCCTGAAAACCGATCGAGGTCTTACACCGACGCGCTTCCTCGAAGCGCATCGGCAGCATGAGATGCTCGTACCCAAGATCACGGGCGAGAATGACGCCCGACGTGTCGCGCTCGTGCAAACGCTGCATGATCACGACGATGGCGGAATCCGCGTTGTTGATTCGGCTCGGCACAGCCTCAAGGAACGTTTGCTCGGCCGCATCAAGAGCCGGCGCAGAGAAGGCATCGTCCACCGACAAAGGGTCGTCGATGATGATTCGGTCGCCTCGCGAACCCGTCAGCGACTTAAACGACATGGACTCACGAAAGCCCGTAGCGGTGTTTTCGAACTTTGTCTTGGCGTTCTGATCGCCCGTCAGCTGTACGGGCCATCGCTCTTGGTACCACTCCGACTGGATGAGTCGACGGCACTTCATGTTGTCTCGAATCGCAAGCGGTTCCTTGTGCGCGGTCGTGAGGTATCGCATGTGCGGACATCCGCAAGGCCCCCACTCCCAAGCGGGAAAGAAGACGCCTGTGAGGAGAGACTTCATCATGCCCGGCGGAACATTCATGAGGAGACGCTTGATCTCCCCACGATGCACGGCCTCGAGGTGAGCGCACATTGCGTCGAGCGCCCATCCCCAGGCAATCGGCGTAGCCGGCTCAAGGACCGACCAGGCCATTTTGCAGAACTCGGCCAGGCTTCTCTTTGCGATTTCGCGGTCGAGCTCAACGAGTGTCGGAAGTCGATCCATAAAGCATTTCTCTGACAGCCTTCAGTTTTTCCAAATCCACACCAGAGAGATCCGGGGAAGTCGTGACCTTCACGGCACCTCCATCTCCACCTGTCAGTGCCACGCGCTTTCGATCGCCGTATCGAGAGTCATCGCGCTGCGCCGCTTCTCGAGCATCCTCTTGCATCGACGCACGGATTGCCTCAACAACGCCTTTCGGGAAAGGCTCTCCCGTCTCAAGGCGCTTCAAAGCCTCTTCGTAGAGCTTGTCCGATTTTTCCATGCGACGATCGTTGTATATGTCCGCCGACGCGGCACGAGCATGTTTCGCACGGAGGCAGAATTCTGGCTTTTCGTCCTTCCAGCGATGGATAGTGCGAATCGACGGCATCCCATCCATTTGAGCGATCTTTCTCTCAGACAGGCCGGACTCGATCAGGTCGATGATGCTGTCTTCCAACTCCTTCGAGTAGATGGACGGTCGCCCCTTCCCCATTTTCTCCCTCCTGTCAAACGATCGCCCACGAAGCCCCGCACGCAAACAAAACGAACGCCACAAGCGTCATACCGTTCATGATGCGAAGCATGGTCCCTCTAGCCTTGATGACGTTCTCCGCGTCCTTGATGGCGCGTTCGTACATCCGCAGAACGTCCGCGTAGAACGACTCCTCAGTCTCGTCATCCTTCACGCTCTGCAGCCAACCGACGTAATTGCTGAGAGCCCCGGAGCGGAAGTTTCCCCCACTCATGACGTACGTCGCGAGAAACACGACGGCCGCGAACAATGCCGCAGAGAGCGTGAGCAGCGAGCCAGACAAAAAACCGATGTCCGTCAAGATGTTGCGGGCCGCAAAGCAAGCCGACAGCATCAGAAGGGACGTTGCGAGGTACTGCACGGTCTTCGCCCTCTGCTCCCGCATGAGCGCGGAGTGGAGCCTCGTCAGGTCTTTGTCTGCCAGATCGATAAGGAGTCGAGCAATTTCGTGCGAAGCCATTTCAATGAATCAGTCCCAGATAAAGGGTAGAAACACAACCAAAAGGAGGAGCATCAGCCATGTCGTCGACATCGTCAGACCTCCGAGCTCGTTCAAAGCGAGCAAGCCCAATAACAGAAAAGCCCCGCATTGCTGCGAGGCTCATTTTCTCTGGACGCGCCAAGGGGGCCAACTTTGGCCCCCAAACAGACCGACCGCTAAGTCGCTGCACGCTGATCAATTGTCACCTTGGATCTTATCACGTTCCTCCATTCTTTGCAGGTAGTTCTGCACAATGTGGCGAACTCTCTTCACGGATCTGGTGAATTCCCGCTCGGATACGTGATTCGTGCGAAGAATCCTTGAAATCGGCATGTTTGGCGTCGTGTAGAGGACGATGAATAGCCTGCGGTCACGTCGGTCTCGTAGCGTCTCGTAAGGCGTGGAGAGCACGGCGCCGTTGATGATTTTGGCGTCCTTCTCATCGATCTTCACGACATGGCGTTCACGTGCCCGTTGCTCCGCTTCTTCCTTCGTCATTCCGTCCTCGATGATTCGGTAGAGCGGTGAGGTCCCTCTACGTGTGTAGAAGTCTCCCGCCCACCTTCCCCAGTTCTCGAGACGCTCCTCGAGAACGGGGTCGTTATCGCCCCAATCCATTCCGATGCTCCTTTTCCCAAGCGTCCCGACATTCAGCGCAGCACCACCGACGAGCCTTGCGGATCCCCGCTTCCGTCGGTTCGATGACCTCAATCACCTCATCGCACCAGAGACACAGCGACGCCACCTTCGGGCGCGGACCTTCCGGTCTACGACTGTGAAAAAGATCTTCCTCATGCATCCACTGCGCGGCCTTTTCCGCGCGATCAGCGTCATCCATAAGTTTTCTCCTCGATGATTACGCGCACGCCGTCAGTCTCGGCATAGCGCTTCGTTGCGTAGACGGCGACGACCTGTGAGTCGTCCAGAAAGGCGACCCCATTGCATCCGTCAAGAACCGCTTTCAAGTAGTTGTCGATGTCAGGTCTGCCGGGGGCGATGAGTCCACCAAGCGCGTTTTTCGTCTTGGCCTTGCTCCATGACTTCGGGGGCTTCACCATGACCTCAACGGAAACACGCTGCGGATGGACGCTCGGCAACTTGCCCTCCATCGCCTTGCGGCACTCCCACGCGACAGCGGCCTCGTAGGCGCGAGTTTTTTCTGGTGTGTAGGTGTGACCTGTCCTGGTGAAGCGCGGACGCCCTTTACCGACCGGCTTCCCTTTGACGGTGAACTCGATCATTTGGTGCTCCTGGTCGTGTCGTAGGGGTCGGTAGAACCATCGACCGCGTAGGCCTCGATGTCCCTCAGCGTGCAAACGATGAGTTCCCGTCCTTCCCTACGAAGAAGCGAGCGGACCGTTCCGAAACCGTCGTGCACCCCGTAGAAGAATTCGTACCCGCCGCCCTTGCGCTTGAACAGATAGCGCCGATCCTCCGGCGGGTACGTGCGCCTGATATCGGGATCAACCACCATCCACTGCAACGGCTTTTGCGGCTTCTTCGTCTTGGACGTCATCGGAAATTTCCTCCTTGTCGGTTTCGTGTTGTCGTTGAATTTGGATCCGTGGGATGATGAAGGCGTCCTCGCAAGACAGCTTTTTCATCACCCCACGGAGAAAAATCATGCTCAGCGAAAAAGAGCGTCGACTTCTGATTGACTGCGAAGCCCATCTGCAACTTGTGTCCCTTTTGTTTCAGGGAACTCGAATTGCCGCCTATGTGGAGAACGTCCGGCTTCAGCCACAATCCAGAAAAGACGATTCGGCGACCGTAAATGTCTTCGCCAAAACCCCGGAAGGGTGGAAATTCGATCGCTCCACGGTTTGCCACGCAGAAGACTTGGCAGAAGTGGAAGTTCTCGCACCATTTCCAGAAACTGAGCGACATTACGTCTGGCCCGAACCAGGAGAAATCGCACCGGTCGTCCGGCGGCGAGATCACTGATGCCGCAGTCGCATGCCGCGTGCACATCGCCGTCTAGGCAGACGCCGAGAAGGTGATTGCACCGGCGATAGTGCGGCAAGGTGCCGACCTGCCCATCCCACTGATCGCTGAGGAGTCGATCCATGCGCGGGTCGGTGCCGAAAACTGCGCCCTTCCGCCTCATGAAGCGCTTGAAACAACCCGCTGTTTTCATTGGCAATGCTTCTCCTCATAGATTCGCTTCATCTGGCGCTCCATCTTGCGATTCCGAGAGACTTCGACCCAAACGACGATCCCCAGGAGGCACTTGATCTGGTCGATCATGTTTTCCACGTCGCCGAGCTCCTCTGCGAGGTGGTCCCGCTCAATGGTTGGGCTCGTTCCGGAAGCCTTCGCAGCCAAACATGCGGCCTCGAATGCGTCGACCGCCTCAATCGCCTCGACGAGCTCTTCACGAAGCTTCTTGAGCTGGTGATCAACGCCGTAATGTCGAGCGACGGTCATGCACTGGAGGGTGAGCTCCTTCGCGGCATGGGCGCGCATCAGACACGTTCTTTCTGCCTGCTTGTGCAATTCGAGATCTTTTTCGTTCATCGTTACCTCTCTGTTGTCTGGGTTCCCCTCTGTGAGAAGATTGAGGTGTCCTACTTCCATCAACCAACCCACAGAGGGGAAATTCGTGCTTGAAGATTTGATTCAATATGGGAAATGGCTCCTTGTTGCCATTGGCGTTTTTGTTGGGATTGTCGATTGCATGAAAAGAGGCGATCAGATTCTGAAATGCGTATCCGTCCGAGTTGAAGAGGGAAGAATTGACGTTTCAGTGGAATCCGACAAGCCTGTGACTTTTTTGGTCGTTTTCCTAAGCGGTTTCTGTCCTCGCCTCTTCTTTTTCCCTAATCGTCGGACGAACCGGTCCTCGTTCAGCATTTCCGCCAGACGCCTGACCTCTTCCCGAAGCGCAATGATTTCCTTCCTTGCGTGGTCAGAGAAGAAGTTGTCTTTGGCAATCCTTCCGATCAGTACGATCAACAGCCCGATGTAGACAAGTTCGGTGACATTGGTCATCAGTCATCCCCCGGCTTCGGAGGGGCATCGAACCCCGGCCTTACTTCCAAGGCACGGATCCTTTTTTCGTACCTCTCCATCCTCTTCAGGGTTATGTCTTTCCAGAAGTTCAATTCCCGCCTGAAGCTATCTTCGACTTCACGTCGTTCCTCTTCTCTGCGCGAAACGACTACGCGAATGGCGTATCCCATAACGACTCCAAGCAAAACCAAAAATATTCTTTGCGCTGTCACTTCCATCGCCTTTTTCCTTTCAAGGTCCAAAACACTCTTCCAAGGTCTTCGGCTTCTTCGTCCGGCGATCCTCCCAAGAGAAGTGAACGCCGTATGACGATCCGACGATTCGACTCGTAAGTCGCGCATCAAGACATCGAACGAGTTCCGCACCGTCGAGATTTGTCGTGAAGACGGTCGGAAGCTTGTTTGTCAGCCGTCCGTCGATGATTTGCTGGAGACGCTTCTGCTCAGCAGGGCTCCATGTCTGGACGCCGATGTCATCGAGCACTAGACAAGACACTCGACTGAGCGCAGCGATGAAAGTCGACGTCGCGAAGTCATGCGGACCATTGATGAGGTCAAAGAGATCCGCGACACGGAAGAAGACCCCGGGGCAGCCCTGTTTCTTGAGCTCTGTGAGACATGCCGTTGCGAGGTGCGTCTTTCCAGTCCCGGCAGATCCGTAGAGGAGAAGGCCAATCTCGGCGTTTTTTCCGCTCATCACGCGAGTCATCAACCTCGTGGCGAAGCGTTCGCAAGCGACTTTTGCCTTCGTTTTTTCTTTCATCTTTCCGCCAGAGACATCAAAAGTGTCGAAGGTCCCATATGTCGGCTCGAAAACCTCATTGCCCTGGAGGAGCTTTCGGATGTGAGCTTTGACGCGACGGAAGCGATCCTTTCGATCGTCTTCTGCCTTTTTCGCTTCGGTGGCTTCTCGAGCGCACTCTGGACACTCAGGCACAGCGTCAGAGCCCTTGAGCACGCGGCCGACGAATTCTCCGTGTTTGGGGCATTGGAAGGTCCTTTGCTCAAAATCGCCAAAAGCACCCGCGTACTTCGCTTTGAGCCAGTCGGGAATTTGATTTTGCGTAGCTTCAGTCATACAGGTCTGGTTGGTTGAAGAGTTCTGCCATGGTGTCGTAGTTCATGTCCGAGAGCGGTTTCGGACGGTTTGATGGGTATCTGCCGCCTCCGTTTCCTCCCCGCTGTGCAGCCTTCTTGAGCGCGTTGCCCATCCAGTTGCGGAAAGCCTGGTCCCACTTCGCATTACGTACGTCCTTCGCGATCATCCATCCGACAAATTTCTCGAACTCGTGCGAGGCGTCGATCGTGGGGTAGTTCTCGGCTGCCCACTCCTTGAGGTTTTCAGGGATGGGGGTACCGGGCTCCCACGGACATGGCGTCTGCGGCATGCGTCGCGACTTCTTGGCCTTTGGCTTTTCCTTCTCAGTCGGTTTTTCGACTTCAGGTGTGAGCTCCAGCTCGTCGCTCGCGGGAGCGAGCGGCGGGGAAAAATTCCTTGTTGTTTCCTGGTTAAGTTCCCTTATCTCTTCCCTTATCGGGGTGACAATTGTCACGGGGTCAAGAGGACAATTGTCACGGAGGGTGGGTGACAATTGGCACGGGGTACCGGTACAAATGTCACGGGGGCGACAATTGTCACGGGGGCGATCATTGTCACGGGGGCGATCATTGTCATCCGGGGTGACGTTTGTCCCTTCCTCTGAGAAAACGGTAGACGGAGGGAGCTTGTCCAGATGAAGTGTGAAGAATCGACGACCTCCGGGCTTTTGAACGGACGAAATGAGTCCGACCTCCTCAAGTTCTCGAAGAGACTTTCTGACGAACTTCACGGACACGCGAGCAACTACCGAGATTTTCTCGGTACTTGGAAAGCAACCACCTGTGCCCTCGTTCATGAAGACAGCCAAAGCCTCTAGCACAGAAACTTGAGTGGGATTCGCTAGCCCTGAAGTTCTTACCCGATACGCAGACTTCATGCCCATGAATTACTCGGTTGCAACTTCTTTCGATCGCTCGGAAGAGATCGCACGATCCGCCCCCGTAGTAGCGACGATCGTCGTCGGCGGAAAATATTCGTTGAAAACGTTGGCGGGAAGTCCCGTCAACTCCACGACTCGCATGACGTGCTTCGACGAGATCCGACCTCGAATCTTCCACTGGGAGACGAGACCGGTCGAAACGCCGAGGCGCTGCGCAAGAGTGGTCTGCGTAACGCCAAGCACGCGGCAAGCCAAATCGACTGGATTCTTTGTCATTTTGGTAAGTGTAGACATGATTGACGCAACGATATTAGCATTTTTTAGCGTTCGTTGACAACAGACCCTAAATGGTGAATGTGTAGCATTTTTTAGCTTTTGTTGTATCCTTGGGCCAAGGAGTCCATTTATGACGAAGTTCAAAGACCGCTTATCTTCTTTGCTTGCGGCAAAAAACCTCACCTACACACAACTCGCATCCGCGATCGGTGTCTCACGTCAAGGCGTCCAGACATGGGCGGCGGGACGATCCGTGCCCACGGGCAAAAACCTCTACCGTCTCGCCGACTTCTTCGGAGTGTCCGCCGATTGGTTGAAGACAGGGGAACACCCAGACGCCGAAGCTGTGGGCGAGCCAGTAGGACAGGTTCCGACTTTTGACAAACTGCCCGACGACGACTTTGTCTACGTTCCCGAATACGGCCTGACCTTCGGAGCGGGCGACAGAGAGGCTCCAACGCTGACGCAGCTTGAGCAGCAAAAGAGCGCTGTGTACCGCCGCAGCTTTTTCCAGAGCCGCCAGATCAATCCTCAGAAAGCAAGGCGAGCGACAGTCGAGGGAGACTCGATGGAGCCGCTCCTATGGGACGGGGACAAGATCCTTTTTGAAGAGAACCCTGGTTGCCCGATCAAGGACGGCGCCGTCTATGCGATGAGCTACGGCGGGTCCATGAGAGTCAAGAGACTTTTCCGGAAAGCCAACGGAGACCTAATTCTCCACAGCGACAACCCGCGTTATCCAGACGAGACAATCTCTGGTGACGAACTGGAGCTCGTCCGAATCTACGGACGCGTGATCGACAAATCAGGAAACGGCGGATTGTGATCCGACACAACCCTAAGCATCCCGGCCAAGCGCCGGGATTTTTTTTGCAGTTAAATTGACAACCGTCAAAAAATGCTAAAAATCCCTTTCCGACTTTTGACAACAAAAGCTAAAACAGCTACATTGTCGCTGTCAAATTTCGCCATCGTTCTGGTGGCGATTGTGGCACTCTACGGATCGGGATGACGCCGATCCGCGAAGAGGTGGAAGGCCTCGGACGGCGAAGACCCGCAGATCCCGATGCGGCGAGTCCGAGAGCGCACGGAGGAGGTGCTAGTCGAATCGAGCCCGTCGAGGGCCGCGAGGAGGCGCGCGAAGAGGTAACCCGCTTCGGTGGGGGCAGTTGGAGCGTAGGCCGATGGTTCGATGAATAGGCCTAGGGAACCGAGAGGTTCCCTTGAAGGCTCTGTCTGCACATTTCGGTCATTTTGGTCGGGCGGGGCCTTCAAAGGAACTTCTTTTGTCATTCCTGTCGTCGTTACCCAATTCGGTAAGCCTTTCGGAGTAAGGAAGGTTTAACCGGCATCGGGTAACATACGGGCATCTTTTTTGGCACATCAAAGGACTCACAATGCCTGTATTCATGATCGTCCCCACAGAGAACGCCGAGCGTCTTGAACGCGTGGTAACCAGTGGCTTCGACGAAAAGGATCGCTACATCCTCCCCGGCAAGCAGGCGTGCTTCGTTCGATTCGACGGCACCTCTCAAGAGATCGCGCAAAAGCTCGATCTGTCGGGAGAGAAGAGCAAAGACGATCGTCCCTGCCCCGCGGTGATCACACTGGTCACCACCTACGGTGGGTTTGCACCCACCTCTCTCTGGGAGTGGTTGAAGACCAGAATGGGGGACTGAGATGTCTGAACAGAACAGCACCCCCTATTCCGGCGCTCCTCAAAACGTCCCCTTCTTCAGTGACGGGAATGTTCTGCGGGATATCGGCAAGATCGAAGCACGACTTGACGGTCACGATCGAGACCTGAAAGACTGCAAGGATGAGATAGGGAAACTCCGAGACGCCGTAGCCAAGCTGAAGGAGTGGAAAGCTTTCATCATTGGCGGAGCGATTGTCGTAGCCGCTATCGCCAGCTGGATAACCAACCTGTTACTCAAATAACCAATGGCCCTCGCACCGCAAGGTTCGGGGGCTTTGCTTTATCTGGCCCGCCTCGCGCGGGCCTTTCTTTTTCCTGGAAAGAACATGAAGGTTGAAATTGACAACGGCCGCCTAATCGTCACGCCGATCACCCGAGACGAAGAAAAGCTCGTCTTCGCAATGGCGGCCGCGTTCGCCGCATTCGAAGCAGTCGTTTCCCCTGTTACGGGAGAAGCTGTTCGTTGCAACGAGGACGACAAAAAAAAGATGTTTTCTTTCGACTCGTCCGGGAGAAGGATGTGATTGTTCACGACAGCGACTGCGGCCTCCACGACGATCCGCCGCGCCCGTGCGACTGCGGCGCTCAGGCTAGACATGAACGCCGATGGTCAGCATTCCTTTATCAGCGGGGTTGTACCCGTCTCGCACGCCTGAGAACTCGTACGGGGTCATGGTTATTCCGACGATTTTGTGCAGCGAGAACAGATGCCAGCCGGGCACTGTGCCTGATTTGCTTCCGCCTTCTGTTTGGTAGCCGCGCAATGCGGGCCGCCCTGCCGTCGTGGTGCCGATTAAGAAAGGCTCTACGACGCGGCGGTAACCGTCGTAGCTGAACGTCACGACCCGACGCAGTCGGATGGCTTCTTCCAGTACAGAAATGGTCACAGTTTCACCTCCTTGGGTTGTTGATGAATGAACTGTCGAATTGGATACCCGACAGCAAAATCATCGCACCCAAGGAGGTTGACCGCAAATCTTCTTCCACTTTTCGCGGGGCCCCGACGCTTGCGTTTTCACCTTTTGTCGTGAGCGTCGTGTGATCCCCGCGGCCAATGCCAACTCGAAGGCCCTTTCAGTTGATGCAAGACCTGCAAATGCAACTGGAAGGGCCTTTCAGTTGCAACAAGAAGGCCTCTCGAAGCCGCTTGCTCAAATCGCTTGTCACTGCGGACCTCTGTTCTCCAGGGCAGGCGGCTTCGAAAGATCTTCCCGCCCGCCGCGCACGCCCCTCACGGACGGCTTTTCCTCGTGCGCGGTGCGGCGGCCCTTTCTCACCGCTGACGCCACCGACGACTCAGCGCCCACCTTCCCCGCGGCCTCTCACCAGGTCGCGGGGCTTTTTCTTTTCGGAGCACACCATGAAGCCGATCCTTCAGAAGATCCACGAGATTTACGTCGACGTGGCCTTCGCCGCAAAAGCGAGCGACATCACCCCGGCGCAGGCGCTCTTCTGGACCGTCGCGGCCGCCTTCATCGTGTGCCTCCCCACCGCCTTCTTCTGGGCGCTCGGCACCCTATGGAAGGCGACCCACTGACAGAAGGAGGCACATCATGGCCGACATCCCGATCGAAGACCTCACCCCGCAGGAAGTCGTCGTGCCGTACGCAGACCTCGACAAGGACGCGCAGTTCCACTTCCGACGTGGCATGCACGCGAGCGGACACCTTGGCGTCTCAGACGAATTCCTCCACGCCTACCTCATGAAGATCGGGCTTCTGCGAATCGCGGGATTCCGGATCTTCATGCTTCAGACCTTCTCGCGAGCCTTCACGCTGGGCTACTGCTTTGGAGCAGAGATGACCGTCAGCGAGAAGAGAGCTCTCAAGACTCAGGAGAAACGAAATGTTTGAACACTTCGACACCCCGCGCGCACCATTCCAGTTTGCGCCCGAGCCATCGTGGCCAGGCCTCACCCCCTACGAGCGAGCGCTCGACGATCTCGCCGGAAATGACGGCACGATGGTCGTCCGCTCGGTCTACGAGCTCGCCGAGATGGTCGAGGACGCCTTCAACGACAACTTTGTGCTCACCGAGATCGGCCTGGAGGCCGCACGCAACAACTTCGAGGATCTCGTCGAGAAGGCCCGCGAAGCCTTCGACGCCTACGAGCGCAAGCTAGAAGACATCGAAGAAAGGAGGAAGCATGGACTACTGTGACAACCATCCCTGGGACGACGAGGCAGATCCCTTCGAGGACGCGATCTGCCTCGCAAAGAACGAGGAAGGCGAACGCCTCTGTGAAGCCCTGGAGGAGTTCCAGATCTTCCTCCACGAAGACGTCAGGCACACGACCTTCGGCACTCCCGAGGAGCTCGCCGAAGCCGAGCGCATCTTTGACGCCCTCGTGAAGGAGGTTCACAAACGCTTCTACGCCTACAGCGCGAAGCTCTGCTACATCGAGGCAACCCATGGACACGCATGACGACGACGTGGCGGCGTGGTGGCGCACCTGCGATTTCATCGCCAGCGCCGCCGAGACGCTTCTCTTCCTCGCGTGCCTCGCCGCCGCCTTCTTCGCGCTCTGCGGCATCGGCGCCGTCATCATGATGGTGGTCGAATGAAGCCGTACGGACGACACCGACGCAGGAGCTACACCCGCAAGGGCACGGCCAGACCGCAACCGCAACACACACACCGAGGCGAGCCCGCAAAGCCCGCCTCTTTTTTCGCCCGTCTCTGGGCGAGCATCAAAGGACTCTTCAAATGACCGAACTCTCACGTGCCGAATGGCTTGCGCAACGGCGCACCGGCATCGGCGGCAGCGACGTCGCCGCCGTCCTCGGACTGTCCAAGTACCGAAGCCCGCTCGACGTCTACAACGACAAGACCGGCCAGACTGCCGACGGCGAACAGAGCCAGGCGGCCTACTGGGGAACGAAGCTCGAGGACATCGTAGCCAAGGAGTTCCAGGAGCGCACGGGCCTGAAGGTGCAGCGCGTCAACAAGCAACTCTCCCGCGAGGGATGGATGCACGCGAACCTCGACCGCGCCGTGGTGAACCCCGCAATCTCCGGCACCGTCCGCGTGCAGGACGAAGCCAAGCAGGCCGAGACGGGACGCCTCCTCACGACCGACACGATCCTCGAATGCAAAACCGCATCGAGCTACATCGCCGATCAGTGGGGCCCGTCGCAGGAAAGCGAGATCGTCGCGGGCGCCGTCGTGTCCGACCACAAGATCCCGATCTACTACGAGACGCAAGTGCAGTGGTACCTCGGCGTGACGGGTGCAGCCGTCTGCTACGTCGCGGCCCTGCTCGGCGGCCAGGACTTCCGCATCTACCGTGTCGAGCGTGACGACGAAGTGATAGCCGCCCTGCAGGAGCAGTGCCGGACCTTCTGGGTCGAGCACGTGCAGAAGCAGATCCCGCCCGAGCCGCACACCGCAGAGGAAGTCCAGAAGCTTTTCGCCAAGGACAACGGCGAGATGATCGAGGCGACCAACGACGTGGCGACCGACATCGGCGAGCTGCGCAATCTGGTCGAGCAAGTCAAGGCGCTCGAGGCCGAGCAGAAGGTTGTGAAAGACCGCATCTGCGCGGCGCTCGGCGAGAAGACGGGCTTCCTCATCGCGGGGGAAAAAGCCTGCACCTTCAAGGCCCAGAAGAGCACCCGCTTCGACACCACCCGCTTCAAGAAGGAACAGCCTGAGACGTACGCAAGCTACGTCAAGTCTTCCGAGATCCGAGTCTTCCGACTCACCGCTTAACCGAAAGGAAACACCATGAGCACCACCGAACAACTCAAAAAGGCCGTCGCCCCGGCCAAGTCCACGCAGACCGCCGTCGCCGAAGCCGACAAGCCGCAGACCATCACGGAAATCCTTACGAGCGCCGAGTTCAAAGCGCAGATGGCCCTCGCTCTACCGAAGACTCTCACGGCCGACCGTCTGACCCGCATCGTTCTGACAGAGTGTCGCAAGACCCCCGAGCTCAGGAGATGCAACCCTCAGTCCTTCTTCGGCGCCGTCCTCCAGTGTGCTCAGCTCGGCCTCGAACCCGGCAGCGCCCTTGGACATTGCTACCTCCTTCCCTACGGAAACGGCAAGGCGAAGGACGGCCGTCCCAACTGCCAGCTCATCATCGGGTACCGCGGCATGATCGACCTCGCGCGCCGCTCGGGACAGATCGTCTCCATCAACGCCTACTGCGTGCATCAGGCAGACGAGTTCGTCTACGAGCTCGGGCTGCATCCCGACATCAAGCACCGCCCTTCTGCGATGGCGAACCGCGGCCCCGTCACCTACGTCTACGCCGTGGCTCAGCTGCAGGGCGGCGGCGTGCAGTTTGAGGTGATGAGCCGCGCCGAGATCGAAGCCGTCCGTTCTCAGTCGAAGGCGGGAACGCGCGGCCCCTGGGTGACGCACTGGGAAGAAATGGCCCGCAAGACCGTCGTCCGCCGCCTCTTCAAGTACCTCCCCGTCTCGACGGAAGCGCTGCGTGCGGTCGAGGTCGACGAGAAGTCCGACCGCGGCGAAGCCGTCACGGAGACCGACTTCCTCGACGCGGCCTTCGTCGACAAGGGCCAGGAACTCCACCACGTCACCCCTGAAGAAGAGGTGACGGACCTCGAGCCCGAGCCCCCCGCCGAAGCGCCGGCCGTCACCCCCGAAGCGCCGGCCGACGCGGCTGCGCCTGCTGCCGATCCTTGGGTTGCCGGCTACGAAGCCGCGCAGCAGAAGAATCCGTGACAAAGGAAACCAACATGAGGATTTACGTTCTTTGCCTGAGCGACATGCGGGGCCAGGTAGATCGACAAAGAATCGTCGCCTGTTCCCTTGACCCGAAGAAACTTCAGGACTGGATGGAGTCTTTCCTTGTGGAGCCCTACGAGGACGAACCATCCCCTGACTTTTTCGGCTATGTCCACCCCTACCAAAAGGTCTTCGCCAAGGGGAGCCCTCTGGAGTGGTTCAACCCTCCAATGGGAGGCTTGCAGGGAGTCATCCAACACAAGATTCCTGAAGAGGACTTGTCGGACTGGAAGACCTATTTCCGCTTTATCGAATGACCTTCGGCCCCGCCCCTGACGGTGTGCGGGGTCCATCACTTTCAGGATTCCACCAATGCCAAAGCTTGAAAGACACTACCGAACCGTGTCGCGCCTCTTCGCCCGCAGGAACGGAGACGAGATCTACGACGGCTACGAGTCGGCATACCGGGGCGAGCGACTTCCGGCCGTGATCGACAAGGAACCGTCCGAGTTCTTCGCGGGCGCCCGTTTCTGCAAGGAAGACTACGAGCACGTCCGCCAGACGCTCGGAGACTCGCGAGCCTTCTGCATCGGATGGGCGATCGCAAAGGAGGAGCTCCGCGACTGCAGCTCCCCCGCCCACACCCTCGCCGAACTTTTCAGGAGCTGACATGGCAAAAGTTCACTTTCGCATCCCTGTCACGCTCGACCTGCGGTGCGACTTCGAAGACCCCGTGACGCTAGTCAAGCGATGGAGCGTCTGGCCGAAGGAAAGGCCACCCGAAGGCAGTGACCTCTTCATCCGCGCCACCGTCAACGGAAAAACGCGCACCTTCATCGGTTGGCTCGACGGCGACGAGTTCAGAGACTCCAACGACCGGCGCCTCTTCTGGCCAGACTGGGCGACCGAAGACATCCTCGACGTCGAGGATGTCGTCTTCACCGTCCCCGCACCCGAGCGGGTCTTCTGGATCTCCATCGAGGAGCTTTTGGAGGGCGTCGAAGATGCCGAAGAGCAAGAGTAAGCGCAAGGCGAAGTCGGGGCGCGGGCGCACGCATCGCGTCTACGGCACGCCCTACGCCATCATGCGGCACTTCCCGATGTGGGACGAGGACCGGCAGGCGCTTCAGCTAGACGTCGAAGTCGCCTATCGCGCACTGCGCGACGGGACCGCTTCTAAAGAAGACCTCGAGACCGCCGCCTGCACGCTCGCCGCACGCTTCGAGTCCTCCGCGCTCATCGCCGAGCGCGTTCTGGAAAAGGGAAGGCTGCACGCCGCCGCGTTGCGGCAAGGGATAACCCATCTCTACTACCTGCTCCAAGACCTGCAAAAGGGCGTGACGCCGACCGAAAGCGTCTGGCAGAGCATTGAGTACGGCGTCGACGCCGTGCAGGCGGTCGAGGAGGCCGCGACCAGAGACGAGCTACACGGTGCGTATCTGGCCGTCATGGAGCGGCGCATGCGCGTCGAGGCTCAAGCTATCAAGGAGGCACAAGGATGACGAAAGAAGAGTTCTACGAGCGCTATCTCAAAGGCGACTACGAGATCTTCAACGCATGGGAAGACGGCCTCACAGGCCAGTGCGACATGGTTGTGAAAGACGATGACGGCACGCCGTGGATGTTGCAGGTCGGATGGTATGGCTACATGCAAAGACCCCAGATGGGCGGCTTCTTCGACTGGGCGGAAGATCCCGTGAAGGCGAAGCCCGTCATCGGCGTCGTGGAGTATGTACCCGTGGATGAAGAGGAGGACGAATCCAAGAGCTGAAGACCGTCGGAGCCTTCGTGCTCTTGGTGCTCCTCGCACCCTTCGCAATCGTGGGCCGCGTGATCTTGGAGGTGGTTCACCTCCTCTTCATCGCGGTCCTTTTCTTTCTCGCGGCAGGGATGACCATCGTCGACCTCTGCTTCGACCTGTTCAAAGGAGGACGGGCATGAAATTCCGCCTCAAAAGCAAGAGCGTCCAGAAGAGACTCGACGAGATCAGCGGCGGCGACTTTACGGAACGGCTTCAGGAGTCCGTCTCCGACGTCGCGCCGTGCGTCGTCGTGAGCTTCGGACAGTGGCCGGGCGAGGAAAAGCGCCTGCGCTTCATGGCCGCGTTCGACCACAAGGAAGTCGAAGCGATCCCTGCGCTCTATGACCCGACGGTCTGGAATGAATGGCCGAACGCGGCGCCGCCGAGCGGCGTCTTGATGCGCGTAGAGATCTTCCCGAAGGAGGGCTATCTCTCCGACAGGATCACGCCGTGCTCGGACAATGCGTACGCGCGCCGCATCATGACCTGCGCGCGCTGGGTCGACTGGTGGCGGCTCACCGACACGGACGAGAAGATCGACCCGCGAAGGATCGAGCGCCTTCGCTACAAACCTTGGGAGTTTGAGGAATGAAGTACCGCTTGAAAGACCGCGACCTGCAAAGGAAACTCGACGAAATATCGGGTGGGGATTTCTCCAAAAGATTACAAGACCCCGCGAAATCCGAAAAGGGATTCGCCGTTGCATACGGCGATTTCCCCGAAATCAACGGGTTGCGGCATTTGTCGCTTTTTCTTGCTGACGAAATCGAGGAAGTGCCTGAGTACGACCCGAACGCATGGAACGTATGGCCCGACACGGAGCCGCCTTGCGACGTGCTTCTTCGCATTGAGTGTTACTACGAAGACGACGAACCAGACGAGAACGGGCAACAGAATATCCGCTATCGCGGGCGCTTGAAATACAGCAAAGATTACGGGTTCGGGCTAATGCTGAACCAATCCGAAAAACCCCAACGAATCCGCTTCCGCCCGTGGATCGGACCAGAGGAGGACAAGTGATGAGATACAGAATGAAAAACCAAGATTTGCAAAAGACGCTCGACGAATTTTCAAACGGGGAACTCAACAAGCGTCTTAGCGAATCCATCGACCCGACCGACTTCTTCCTGACGTTCACCGTCGAAGACGGCGTAACCATCCGCCTCGGTCTTGACGCCCGCGCCTTGGTACTAAACAACTACAACCCGCGCAAATGGAATCGGTTCCCCGACGTTACCCCGCCAGAGGGGGTGCAAATGCGTGTCCAATTCCTTCACTATGACTGCCTTCTTAGAAATGGTTGTGCCGTTTACAAAAAAGGCCGTTGGATGAATGAGTATGGCAGGGAGGATGATAGGGAAATTGCTTGGTTCCGCCCGTGGGAGGACCCTGACGAGGAGGACAGCAAGTGAAGCACGAAGAGAAATGGCATTCGTGGCCAGAAGAAATTCCGCCAGAGGGGGAACCCCTGCGGATTGAGATATGGAACAACCTCCAAAACGCCTACGAACTCGGCGTTGGTGCTGTCTACGAGGGTGAGTGGTGCTACTACGACCCCGTGTTCAAACTCAATCAACCCCTTTTCAAGTACCTCCCTCCGCAGATTTTTTGGCGCTTGTGGGAGGACGAGGAGGACGAAGAATGACGGTATTCATTGAACGAGAAAATGGCGACTTGTTGAGCCTCGAAGGTGTGAAGACCTCAGACGGCGAGCCAGAATTTCTGATCGTTCAAAGCGTGAAGGATTATGGCCCCCAAAACATACTTTCTATAACGCGAGAGGAGGCAAAGACGATTCGCGACGCTCTCGACGAGTGGTTGAGAGAGGAGGAGGACGAAGAATGAAGTCGACCCTTGTTTTCCTCGCGTTGGTGGCTTGCTCAATCACTCAGGCGCACGCGGTTACGGCAGGCAGCGCCGCCGCGGCTGTGGCAATCGCCGCCAGTTCCGCAAGTGCCGCGAGGTCAAAAGCAATGGCGGCAACCTCCGCAAGAAGCGATTGCGGGGCATGTCATCAAGAGGTTTTCCCGTTCACTGCCGTAAAGGTAGAGGAAATGTTTTCGGAAGATGATTGCTTCGCCTTCAAAGTGGAGCGGATTCCCTACTACGAGCCTGAAGTATTGGTCTTCACGCGCCACTGCGGGAAAGTTAAGCGCGTATACCGTTTATCTCAGAAGCCTCAGAAGTACATGGCGAAACGGTACTTCCTGCCCGCAGACAAAGAAACCTTCAACCCCCACTACATTTTGAAGGAGGACGAGGAATGAAACATCCAGAACAATGGCACAAGTGGCCAGAAGAAGTTCCACCAAAATATCAGCTCCTTCAGATCGAGGTATGGAATGATTTTTACGAAGAGTTCGAGCCCGCTGTAGGCGTTTTTCATGAAGGCGAATTTTTCCATCATGGTCCCAATGGATTCTTTATTCGACGACTTTTCAACCATGCTCTAGAAGAAGTCTTCTGGCGCTTGTGGGAAGAGGAGGACGAGGAATGAGCAAACACGCACAAATCTCGTAGAATTTCGGAGTTTGAGGAGAAACGCCATGTCACCTGAGACGCATGTCTCGACACTGATGCGGTCTCTCGGAATTTCCAGCCGAGACATCGATAAGATCCGGTCTGGCCACGAGAAATGGCCGAAGTGGTGCTTTGCGCCTTTCGCCGTCTGGGCTACGTCGGTCGTACGGTCGAAGCGCGACCTGCAGAAGGTGAAAGACCTCACCTGCGCCATAACGGTCATCCCCTGGCGCTACAGCCGTAGCGTCTACCGGTTCGATTCCGACGTCTACCGCGAGCTCATTGCGACGCCATTCTCCGGCGAACTCCCCGGAGAAGTTCTCCTTCGCCTGCCCGAATGGAGTATTTTCGTGGAGATGCAGGACGAAGCCGTGTCGGGAGTCTTCGTGTCGCTTGAGTACGTGTCCGCAGGAAAGGTCGAGCTTCGCTTTGTCTTCTGCGCGGGAGATCGGCTGATCCCCTTCTACATCAACCTCTCCGCCGGGACGATCGAGAAGTCGTTCGAGGAAAGCTTGATGGAGTATGAGAAAGTCGCCGGCGGTAGCGACAAGGTCAAGGCTGAGTATGCAGAACTGCTTGGCGAAGATCTCTCCCTGGTCAAGAAGGCCCTGTCTTTGGTGCTCTACGTCTGTTCAGACGAGGCGGAAATTCGGGACCGCGATGCACCGGACTGGGAGCCCGCTTTTCCTCGTCCTAAAGTCACGAAGGGACAGGAACGACTTTTCCCCGCCGACAGAAACCGAGTCGTCGATGTCGGTCGTGAACTGGGCGCCATGCTCCGAGAAGGCGCTGCAAAGAGCGAACCGAGTGCTCCGACAGGTCGTACCGTTCGTCCGCACCTGCGCCGCGGTCATTGGCACGGCTTCTGGACGGGGCCTCGGAAGGAGAACCGAGACCAACAAAAATTCTTCCTCAAGTGGCTTCCTCCAGTCTTTGTGCACGGACGGAATTGAAACCTAACAGGCCTCGCGAACGCGGGGCCTTTTCTTTTGGAGCGAACATGAAACCGAAGACGATGAGATTCGGCAGCGTGTGTTCAGGCATCGAGGCCGCGTCCGTCGCATGGGGGTCGTTTTGGGAGGCTGCGTGGTTCTCCGAAATCGATCCCTTCCCGTGCGCAGTCCTCGCTCACCGCTTTCCGCACGTCCCCAACCATGGGGACATGTCCACACTTCCGGAGCGCATTCTTTCGGGGGCAGTCGAAGCCCCCGACCTGTTGTGCGGAGGGACGCCATGCCAAGCGTTTTCCGTTGCAGGAAAGCGCCTCTCTCTGAGTGATGATCGAGGAAACCTAAGCCTCGTTTTTTGCAGGATTGCTGATGCCATTGATTCAGCTCGAACTTTTCAGCGACAAAGACCTTCAATCGTGTTTTGGGAAAACGTTCCCGGGGTTCTCAGCACCAAAGACAACGCTTTCGGATGCTTCTTGGCTGAGCTCGTTGGATCAAACTTTCCCCTTTCGACCCCCACAGGTCGATGGCCGAGCGCAGGTGTTGCTTCCGGACCCAAAAGACAAGTTGCGTGGCGAGTGCTCGACGCTCAATATTTCGGAGTGCCCCAACGACGCCGTCGAGTCTTCGTTATCGCTAGTGCTAGAAAGGATTTCTCCCCCGAAACTCATATTGCGGCCCCAGGGCGACACGCCGTCGCCCTGCGCGGCA